GCAACGACTCAAGCGAAATTAAATGATGTAATAAAGATTACGTCTATTTCGCTTTATACAGATGATAATAGAAGATTTAATTTACCAAGTTTAGGAAAGAATCCTAAGTTTAAGGTTTTTTGCGGTGCCGATCAACCCATCTCATATAATTTCTTTAGGAGTATTGGCGTAGATGTTATGGGTGGAGACGTCAGCCAACAGGATATATTCTCTGTTATAGAGGCGACATATCCAGATGGCAAGAAACTTCAAATTTGGGTTTCAGAAGTTAACCCTTCTGTTTCTTGGAGCTTAATAATTAATTAAAATATATGGCAGATAATGTAGATATAACACCAGGTACTGGAGCAACTGTCGCAGCTGACGAGATCGATGGTGTGAAATATCAACGTGTTAAAATAGTAGTAGGAACTGAGGGGGCTAATGATGGAGATGCTTCATCTACCACTCCTCTTCCGATATCTGGTGCAGTGACCAATGCAGATATTACTTCATGTAAAACTGCACTAGAGATAATCGATGATTGGGACGATTCCAATTATTGTAATGTTAATCTTAATATAGCAGGTGCCGATGTCACAGCAGGAGCTGGCGCTGTGGCAGCGACGACTCAACGCATAACATTAGCTAGTGATGATCCCGCGGTTGTATCTTTAGCAATTTTAGACGATTGGGATTCAGGAGATACTTGTAAGGTTACAGCACAAGCTGGAACAGCAGCGATAGGCAAACTCCTACCACCAGATGTAGATGTAACAACAAACTCTAATTATACAAAGAAATATTATACAAACGCAGGAGCAGTTACTGATGGAATTATATGGAGTCCAGGAGCTGGAAAAAGATGGCATATACATACTATCTATATCAATGTTTCAGCTGCGGCGACGGTTACGTTGGAAGATGATTTAGCTGGTGGAGATTCTGCGATATGGAAAGGAGAATTAGCAGCAAACTCTGGAGTAGTAATGACATTCCCTGAAAAATATCCTTGGGCATCTGGAGAAGATGCTGCAGATTTAATTGTAACCACTTCTGCTGGAAATGTTTACATAACAGTAACTGGTTACGAAATATAATTAACATAATATAATGTCTTGGTTAGCAGGTTGGTTATATAGAAAGGCAATAACAATAGCACACACTGATGACGGAGCTCAAACTAACTATCAGGTTAAACTTTTAGTTGGAGAGAGTTCTGGGGCAACGGGAGAACAGTTTGATTTGGCATCACATTGTGCTACTACATTTGATGATGTTAGATTTACTACTTCTGACGGAGAAACCCTTTGCGATTATTGGATAGAATCTATAACTGGAGCAACCCCGAATCAACTCGCAACGATATGGGTAGAAGTTCCGAGCGTTGCAGCACACCCTGACGATACTATTATCTATGTTTATTATGGAAATGCTGGTGCAGCAGCAGCAAGTAATGGGACTAACACATTTATAAAGTTTGATAATTTTGAGAGGGGAGCTAATGGTGATGCTGTTGGAGGAGATTGGACAGATGGAACTGGTCAATGTGACATCTCAACAGAACAGGACATAGGAGATGTTACGGGATTTACAGGAACTCGTTCGTGTAAACTTAATGGTCTATTGGGGACTGCCCCGTTAATGACTATTGTAAAAGCGTATGCTACTGGTTATGCTTATAGGTTTAGATTATATAAAGAGAATGCAGCTAGGTTTTTTACAACACACGGAAATGGAACGGAGAGGGTCTATATTAGGATTAACACCGATGAAAAGGTTCAGTATTACAATGGTGCGTATAACGATACTGGAACAAACATTACCCCAGATTCGTGGAGGTTGGTAGAGATTAACGATATAGATTTGTCTGTTCCAAAATACGATATATGGTTAGATGGTTCTAAAATTCAAGACAACGCTGACACTTATGCAAATGCAGCTGGCAATGGCACGATTAGCATATCTGGTTCTAACGTTGCTGATGGAGACGATGACTGGATAGATGATTTTATTGTAAGACAATGGACAGCTACTGAACCAGCATATAGTTCTATAGCCGCAGAGGAAGTTCCCTTAATTAAAGATATAATAGGAGGAGGATTTATTCTCTTTCTGAGATAATATGATGGATAGAATACATATATTATATATAATATCAATAATTCTACTATTGCTGTTCTCGTGGACGTATTTTCATAACAGTTCCGTTGAATTGAAATATCAATATAACAATGGATATATGGCCGGTAAGCTTTTCACAGACACAGAGCTAAAGAATTGTTATTCTATTATGGAATTGTTTGTTCCAGTAGATGATGGTTATAGTGTGATTTAGTATGTTGTATTAATAATTAATATTGAGTAAATATAATGGCTTGGTTAACGGGTTGGTCATACAGGAAGCCGATTACAATCACTGGTCAAGCTGGTGCAACCGCGAATTATCAGATCAAGCTGTTATTGGGTGAATCGTCTGGAGCAACCGGTGAGAACTTTGATGTAGGATCTAAGTCTAATGCTTTTCCGTCTGACCAGAATATTAGTGGAGATATAAGATTTACAGATAATGATGGAGAAACGTTATTAGATTTTTGGGTAGAAGACGTGTCTGGAGATACGCCAAACAGGCTGGCGACTATTTGGGTCGAGGTTAAAGATGCACCGTCTTCAGACATAACGATATATTGCTATTACGGAGGGGACGACACCAATGTAAGTAGTGGAGAAGATACATTCATATTATTCGATGACTTCGAAAGGGGAGATGATGGAGATGCTATAGGTGGTATTTGGACAACAACGACAGGGTCGTCGATAGATACTGCACAAGCGTATAGCGGTACTAGGTCTGCGTTATTGCCTAGGGAATCCGCAAATAGTTATTTGTACAAAACGTATAACGCTGCATCTAATGCATATGCCATAAGATGTAGGATGATGGTTCAGCCCATATCTAGCAGTGTGATTAATGCACAAAAATATTTTATCAACCACGGAGACGGTGTCACCAGGACGATACCATGCGTAGCTAATAGTGACGAGGGAATAAATTATTTTTCTGGAGGATGGCAAGATTCTGGTGCAGATTTAGGGGCTAATACCTGGGGATTAATTGAGGTAAACCATATTGATTTTGATACTAATAAATATGACATATGGCTTAATAATGTTAGGATAGTCAATGATATATCTCAACAGGTGGCAGCATGGTCAACTAACTCTATAGAGTTTAGTAATCAAGCTGGTTCCGGAGACGTGAATTTCTGGATTGATGATTTTATAGTAAGGAATTGGAACACAACAGAACCATCATACGGTTCATCCGGATCGGAAGAAGAACCGTCTATGATAGGCAGACCAATAGGATTGCTTTTATCACTTACTATTTCATCAGTTTCTACAGATGACGATAGAGACATAGGAATTGGATCATCTGATAATAGTCAGTCAGATAGATCAGTATCTACATACGGAGTAGACACCATATCTTCTGATATATCAATAGAACTTATTGGAAAGTCTGCATCGCTATCAGACGTTAACCTGGTATTATCCGGTTCAGATACATTGTCGTCAGATATAGATCTGTCGCTACATGGAAAATTAATATCATCGTCTGATGCCAATCTAGAGTTGGGATCGGTAGCCTCATTTACATCAGATATAGACATTATTCTTCATGGAGTCGATACCTCTGACAGTGAAAGGGCTATAGAGATCGGATCCTGGATCACTGAATCAGATGACAGGGCAATACAGGTTTATGGAGTTGATTCCTCTGATTCGGATATATCATTGGCCATGCACGGAGAACAATCCGTCGACAGTGTCATCAACATAATCTCAGGAGGAAAGGATATCAAGTCAGCAGAAATATCTATTGTGTTATATGCGGAAGATTCTGGTTCTAGCGACGCGCTAGTCGAGATCAACTCAAAAGATACTGCTACTTCGGAAACAGACTTGGTACTGCATGGGAAGAATTCATGTAGCGGAACAATAAATTTAGAGTTGTCTGGCATATCATCGTATGACGACTATAGAGATATTGTAATATATAGTCAAGATACTTCATCATCGGATAGAACATTAGAGATTCTTCCAGAGGACGTCGGAAGCTCAGAGATATCTCTAGTAGTACACGGAGAATCAACTAGTTTATCGTATGCAGATATAATATTGCATGGTAAGGATGTAGCAGTAGGATATATAGATATATCATTGCATGGAGTAGATACGGGGAATAGCGAAAGGGATATTGTGGTATACGGAGAGGAAATCGTATATTCAGATAGCAATGTTACATTGCACGGAAAGGATACTGGTATTGAAGAGAGGGGAATAACCCTAGATTGCAGGCCGGTTATTAATCCGGACGATAGTGAGCGCAATATCACGTTGTATGGTTCAGCGACAGAGTCTACAGACAGGGAGATATCTATTCTTTCTAAAGATTCGTTTTACGGAGACGTATCGATAGTCTTATGCGGTAAGATAGACGTTACAGAAGATAGGACAATCCTATTACATGGAGAGAATACCGATTCGTCTTACAGGACTATTAATATATATTCCGAGGATACATTAACCGGAGCGAGGACGCTGGATCTTCACGGTGTAGATACTTCCTATGATGAAATACAGACAGTATTACATGGCAAGTCTTTGCTCGACGGATCAATAGGGCTAGAATTATATGGTGTAGCCAAGACGTTATTAGATATTACAGTAGGGATATCAAGGATAGTACCGTCGTCTAATATAATGTCGTGTAAGCCAGAATCGGTTGATCTTACTGGCGTAAAACCAGTTTCTAAGTCCTTGACAAACAGTTCACTAATGCACTATAATATAAGTAGTACACATATGCCTAAAGAAAACAAACCAACAGCAAAATAATATGAGAATTTTACCAATTTCTAATAAAATATTGACCCAGGATAGGAAGGGTTCACACTTAACTGCGGATGTCGCCGCCGGGTCATCGACCATAACAGTATCGAGCATACTGGGTTTTGCGATTAATCAAGTTATCCTTATAGGAGAATTTGGTAACGAGAAGAGCGAAATTATAAAGACACATACCTCTACCGCACCAACCGGATTTACGGTAACATTAAATTCTACATTGTCAACTGCTCACTCTGGCGGTACATATGTCACGATATTAGACTGGGATCAGGTTGAGATCTCTTGGTCAGCGACCACAACTGGCGCTAAAGCAATTTTAGATACCATTGCGCTGCAGGCAGATCAAAATGAAACACTATACACTGATACCGTGGAGAGCACTGGATATTATTTTGTTAGGTACAAAAATTCATTTTCACCAGCGTCCTATTCTGAATATTCAGATCCGATACCATGGGGAGGATTTGGTACTAACACTGTAAATTATATAATTCAATATGCATTAGGACATAACGGATTAGCCGACTTCGGAGATATAATCACTCATCAATTTTGTATAGACGAGATTAACGCTTGTCTACAATATATTAGAGGAAAGCTTAAGAAGTGGCATAGATTACAATCGTTTAATTATGACCTAGGAGATACCGCGAGAGGAGTATATTCATATGCTCTTCCAAGCGACATGTGGTCATATTCAAACAAATGTATTTTAGACGTTAGAGTCGGAGATAATTCTGGGCTAACATATATAGATAAAAAAGAATTGGAGGATCAAATGGACGGAGTCAACCAGACAACTGTTAGTGTTCAAGCATCTGCTGGCTCTACTAGCGTATCACTGGTCAACACATATGACTTTGACGATAGCGGAACAGTGAATATCGGTGGTTCCGATATAACATATACTTCAAACACTAGATCAACCGGAGTTTTGTCTGGAATACCAGCTACCGGGACTGGTTCTATTGGATCTACAATTACGGTCGGGACAAATGTATGGCAAGGAGAAACAGAAGGAGAGGCAGAATATTATACTGTGTACGGAGGATCTTTATACATCTGGCCGTTACCAGGATCTAGCGACGACAACTTTAATATTTATTTAGATTATTGGAAGGAAGCCCCATCTATTGATAGTGACGCTGATACTATCGACATATCAAGATATGATATGGTAAAATATTGGTTGACATGGGCGATTAGAAGTCAATATAAAAATGGTGGACAGAAGAATTTAAACGATGGAGATTTCTTGTTGTTTCAAACAATGCTTAAGGACTCTATCAACACAGAACTAACTGGTCAAAAATATAAGTGGAAACCACGTATAAATCAAATATTATACAGATAATATGCCAAAAGGTATCAAGGGATTTCAAAAAGGGCACCAATCGTTTGTTACGGAAAATGGTTTAATAAAGATAGGTGAGCGCACAAAGGAGAGATGGATCGCTGGTAAAATGAATGGGTTTATTAAGGGGACTATACCGTGGAATAAGGGGAAAAATCTTTCCGAAGAACATAGAAAAAAAACTTAGTATCGCTAAGATAGGAAAACAAGGCAATAATAAAGGGAAACATTGGAAGGTAAATGATTCTTGCAGGGCTAGTTTTTGTAGATTTGGCGATAAGAATCCAGCATGGAGAGGCGGTGTCACAAAATTGCATGGGTATAAAAGTCATTGGAACGCGGAGTATAGGGCCAGGAAAAAAGGCGCAGAGGGATGTCACGAATTGGGAGAATGGGAAAACTTGAAAGCTCAATACAATTGGACCTGTCCATGTTGCGGGAAGAAAGAACCAGATATCAAATTAACAGAAGATCATATAATTCCACTTATTAAGGGAGGATCAAACAATATAGAGAATATACAACCATTGTGTAGAAGTTGTAACTGTGAAAAACACACAAAAATAATTAAGTATTAATAATTAAAATAAGAAAATGGCACAAATCGATTCTATTACAATAAGGGATTTAAGCGGAGGAATCGTGCAGAAGGTGAGCGACGAACTCGCCACGAAGGCATCTGTGAACTTTGCACAGAATCTTAGGTTCGACAAAGTCTTAGGAAGGGCGACATTAAGGGAAGGCACATCTCTTATAGGAGCGCAAATGACTGATACGTATTCTATATTAGGATTACATCAGTTTAATCTGTCAACTGGAACAAGTTATTTTATAGCAGTATGTGATGCGTCAGATCACGCACATCCATACTTGTTATCTACCGGAACATGGACAGCGAAGACGCCAGTCTTGACTAAATTACTTAAATGTAATATAACAACATTCTTAGATACTGTTTTGATTTTAAACGGTACCGAGAAATTCGCTTCAGAAGACGGTTCTAGCTGGGTTAGTAACTCTACCGTTCCTACCGCATGTACGGCCGCAAATTCCGGGACTGCTGGGTTAGTAACTGCTGGTACACACTATTATAAGATATCATTTGTTACTGCGGCAGGAGAAACGTTAGCTGGAGCGGCATCGTCTGTTATCACGGCAGATGGAACAAAGAAAGTAGATTTAACAAACATACCAACCGGCGTATCTGGTGAGTGTACTCAAAGAAAGATATATAGGACCAAAGCTAACACAGAGGTTACAAGCACATATTATTATGTAGACGTTATTAACGACAATACAACCGCCACGTATGCGGATAACGATACAGACGCAGAAATTACTGTTGCCAGTTTAACAGTTGGAACTGCCGGTACGAACTTAAATGTGGGAGATATGCCGATAGGGAAGTATGCAGTAGAATGGCATGATAGATTATATGTCGCAGGGGTTACTGGGTACCTAAACAGGCTATATTATTCGTCCACACCAACCAACAACATAGTTCAATGGTCTGGAGCAGGATCTGGGTATATAGATATAGAAGCCTATGAGGGCAGTGGAGTTATAAACGCTATTGCCAAGGTCCCAGGATATCTATTAATATTTAAGGATAGGTCTTTAAACAGATGGAACGGTAGTTCTACTTTTCCAGACGACCTATGTTCTATAGGCGCACCTAATCAAAGATGTGTAGTATTGGGGAGAAGAACAGTGTACTATTTTAGTTCTGGATTCAAGGAATCAATCGGGTTCTATGAGACCAATGGGGAGACAACCAGAAAGATCTCTAGACCAATACAAGGGATAGTAGAAGCGATCTCTTCTGCTAACTATACGTCAGTTGCCGGATTCTCAGATGGAGAGATAGCGATGTGGTCCATTGGAGACATAACATGGCAAGGAAGTTCATATACTAACTGTGTTGTTTTATATCACATAGACACACAGACATGGACATTGTTAACATTTCCAACCGAATTCAAAGTATTTTCTCCATATATTGACGGGACAACTTTAAAGATAGCCGGAGGAGATGACGATGGACAGGTTATAGAGATTTTCGATGGTGGATATGTAGACGACATAACTGGAAGCTTGAATCAAGCCATTACATACGCGTTACAATATCATCCAATAGACCTAGGAAGCAGATCACTAATGAAAGAAATTGTTAGTGTGATACCACATATGGAAAATGTAGCCTCGTCAACCTTATCTTATAGGTTAGACAAGAAAGGTGGATTCACTTCTTATGGAACAGTTACGAGCAATTATGATACAGAGTTGAATACAATTATTCACGGGCATGCATTCGAATTTAAATTCTCTGGAAGTCAAAGTTCTTCTTTAGAGATTATAGGACTTGATCTTATCACACCAGAGGTCGCATTGTCAGTCAAGATATAATATGGCTACTAGGAAGTATCGTAAGATAGATGCTTACCTCAATAAGGCAGAAAATAATCTATCTGAAACAATTAATAAGTTTGGAGAGAAGGTCGGTGCGATAACAATAGCGCCGTCCATGGCAGACATGCCAGTTCCTCAATCTTTAGCGAAGACTGAGGGAAACAACTCTTTAGACAAGGGGAAACTAATAGGAGAACAATTATCTCCTATTAGTGTTGCCCAGAACGATACTACTAGTGCGATAACTCCTGCCTCCGATTCTCAGATGGAAAATGGCAGGATGATAGGAGACAAGTTGGATTCTATAAATCAGATTCCCAATGAATCTATCGGCTCTATCGGAACGTCAGACGCTGCATTATTAGAGAGAAGTAGAGTTACGGGAGAACAGCTTCCTGCCATAAACGCTTCTTTGGAAATATCACAGTCTATGGATAGGATACCGAACAACGATAGTCCCATAGACGCTGGATTTGTAAAGGGGACTCCGATACCAGAATCACAAATAGTATCTGAGGAGCCGAGTATACCACTACCAGATTACCATGCAAATCTTGTTGTCCCACAAGATGTTTTGACTATTTCCAATAATACAGAGATGCCGATAGCCGGCTCCATGGCTAGCGCCATATCAGAGGTTAACCCATCTACAATAGCATCTGGCGAACTAAATGGAAATACAATAATGAAGTCTGGATATCTTAGATCGTCTAATTATGTTGCAGGGGCAGACGGATGGGATATAGAATTTGATGGTACGGCTCAGTTCAATAATATAACCCTTATAGGCGGATCATTAAGATATGGAAAGACGTCATTCGATGATTCTACAAACCCAGGATATTATCTTGGATCAGAGGGAGTTTATATAGGCTCCGCATCTGACGCCACTAAACTTAAGTTTACTATAGCGGGCGGCGCATATGATTTTATAGGAACGGTGTCTAGTAGGTTAACGTCTACATTGGCATTGGCCATAGATGTAGACGGACACTTTGTAGACGATACTCTCAGTACTGCATCGAAAACTATATTGGACGAATTCACTTTCGGCGTATCAGGAGCTTTACAAATTGGTACATACTCTAATGGCGTTTCTGGTGACATTAGAATAAGTCCCAATGGTATATTGGGTAGGAATAGTGCAGGAGATACTACATTTTCTATAGACGGCACCACTGGTGATGCTACATTTGGAGGTACACTCGTAGCAGCGTCTGGTACTTTTGGCACAATAACGTCTGGTTCGTTAACTGGACTTACTATAACCGGAGGAACAATACAGACAGATACAAGCGGAAGGAGATTATACATGACATCGAGCGGGTTATACGGCAATGATTCAGACTCTCATGAAACCATGCTACTTACAGGAGACGGTAGACTGTTGATCCATAACTTCACTCAAGATATGGGGATATATGCGGTGAATGCGAAGATTAACAGTAATATTACTTTTGACGGAGCGACACTACAAAATAGACCGTTGATTATAGACGGGGGAGACTACACCAACATATCGCATGTTTTGAGCTTAGAGCAGTGGGCCCCAAAGATGGGCGCTAACGCCACAAAGACTGGAACCGGTACAGTATCTCTAGTGAGAGAAATGGCGTCTGGTATTGGAGACGGCAATACTATGGATGTTTTTGGTACCAATAAGGGTACAACTCATAAACACTACAAAGTTGAGATAGACGGAGTGGGTTCCCCTAATACATTTAAGTGGTCTGACGATGGGGGATCGACATGGGACGCTACAACAGTAGCTATTACGGGATCATCACAGACGCTAACAAGTGCGGATGGTTCGACTGCTACGTTAAAATTTAGCGGTACTACTGGTGGTGTTTCTGGAGACTATTGGACATTTGTCCTTGGATCGTATACGGATTATGATGATACATTTAAGAGAATGGTATTCTTCGGGACTGGAGTAGGTTCTGGACCATCACTATGGTTGTCAGATGGAACTACTCCGAATGGTAACCTTACAGGAGATGCTGGAGACCTATGTATATACGGGGATAGTGGCAAAATGTATATATGTTCGGGTACAACAAACTGGAATACATGGAATAATAGTCCGTTTACGCATACATACACTGCTGGAGAGAACCTATCCGCGGACGAGGTAGTATGCCTAAAAAACACATATGCGGATATACAACCGTCAGACGATACAATGGATTATAGCGCATACGGTGATACCAACTATAATGATTTAGACGATATATTAATGAAGGCAAATTATGGGTCTGGACAGGAATTTGGATATATGAAATTTTCCATGGATAGCGTGCCAGCAGATATACAACTAGCAATATTAAGATTTTACCACAGAGGGTTCACCGGAAGCGGGCCAGTAACATTGACATTTTCTGTCGCAGATGCAGATTGGGACGAGGATACATTGACATGGAACAATCACCCGGATCCGTCTACTGAATGGGGGTTGTACGAGGGAATTGGAGCGGGGACGATAGGGACATGGATAGAACTAGATATTACACACTTAGTAAGGGGATGGAAGGGTGGATTTTTGAATAATTATGGTATAGTCATATCTGTTTCCGGTAATTCCGGAGAAGTTAGAATAGATACCAAGGAAGAAGATGGATATGAACCGCATATAAGGGTTTGGGACAATACCACATGTGACGGAAAAGCGTATAAGGCCCAGGACGGTGAGTTCGACGATTTGAATAATAAAATGTATCCAACAGTTAGGAATGTTTTAGGAATTGTAACTGTTGGAGGAAATGCTGAGGCGTCTATTACCGTACAAGATGTGAACGGATCTATAGTAGATGGAGTATCTGGCGTTACCGCCGGTAATATATATAATGTCAGCTCTGCTGCGGGAGATTTAATTTCTACAGAGGGAGAGTTAAGGCACATCACACTGGTTGGGACTGGAGTAGGAAGTGAATCTATCAGGTTAGAGATACAGAAACCATATTTTGTCGAAAGATTCCCTATTAATAACGCTTCGTCTCCAGCGACCACTAAATATTCTTACATTGCAGAGATATATCCACCTACAGATGCGAACAGATGTGAAATAATGGTATATGATTACTATTCAGCACCTAACACATATTATTCGGACTCATTGACAATTAATAGGACAGGTAGGATAAAAGACGAATATTGGCAATTTGGTGGAGCGGCTTCCCTAGCTACGGCTACGTGGGATGTTGCAAATAATAAGATAACATTAACGGGGTTCACGACAAATATAAGATACCAAGCAAACTTCTATAGATAAAATTTAAATAATTAAAATAACATGGCAACATATAGTAGAAAACAGGGAGATAACGGGATATACTATCTAGTAGATCAATCAGGGAAGCCGATATCTGATTCCGCGTTGATAACAAATGCAATTAATCAGTATGGGGGTTGGGACAATATACCAGTATACCAAGCCGGTGGATCTAGCGGTGGATCTAGTAACTCCGATACCGGTTCGTTTAGACAAAGGAGAGACAACGAAACTCTACAGGATTATTTAGTTGCCAAATCTGCCTGGGAGTTATCTAGCGGGTCAACCACCACAGTGACGTTTCCAAACAATAATGGTGACGGATCTGGTGGAGATGGAAACGATAATTCTAACGACACCCAGGATTTGATAGATTACTTCGAAGGTATTTTGAGTGGTAACGACACCGAAAGAGCGACATTGTTTGCACAAGCGCTTATAGACGCTGAGGCCGAGGCCACTCCATATTGGAAGGAACAAATCGCTATAATAAGGGATGAACTCACTAGAACAATGGGTGATTTGTCTACTAATCTTGCCCTGCAAGAGACAGAATTTCAAAGACGTATTGATAGGATAAATGAAGATTTAACATATGGTGCAGAACAGTTGACGATAGCAGAACAAGCAGAACTTACTAGACAGAAGTTGGCATACGAGAACGATATATTAGGAATTCGAGATCAAATGGCATCTAGGGGACTGACCGATTCATCAATCCGCAGCAGAACCGAAGAATTAGAGAATATATCTAATGAAGACATAGTAAAGAGCACAACGAGAAAATTCGCTGACAGCCAAAGGAATCTTAGAACAAGTGGACAGGACGATATAGCTGTTATAAATAACCAGGTTACTACCCTTAAGGCCAAGACTGCGTCTGACCAACTATCTGCAGTCAGGAAAGTAGAGGGGATTCTAGGAAGCGCCAATATGACAGACTGGTCATCTATGTTACAGGGTGGGTTAACCGGGACGCTTGCTGACGAAAAGAGAAAAGACATTCTAGTGAGAGCGAACGATAGATTATTAATACCATCATTAAACACAAACTAAAACTATGGCAAATATAAATTTTTATGACAAGCAAGGGAAGGTGTACCCGTTTGAAGGCACGAAGGAACAGTTTGATAAATGGAATACGTTTGGGTTTACATTGGCCCCAGCGTCTAGCGGGACAACGGGGAGTGGTTCTAAGAATCCAATTGTAACTCCGAAAGGAGAAACTGGAGACAGTTCACTTATGGGAGGCCTGGGAGACGGACAAGTTGATGGATTAACTAGGCTGAAAATATCCTTGAGAGACATGACCAATAAATACTATAAGAAGGGAGTTGTTGAAACATCTGGAAGCGCATTAAAGTTTTTTCAAGACAAGGGATACGATTCCAGCAAATTGCCAGGTGGTTTTTCTGGGAAAATCATCGATATGGTAGAAAGACAAGTAAGCGCCAATCTACAACCCGCATGGGACAATATGAAAGATATTTTAACTAGTATAGAAACTAATCAGACAAATGCTACGAAAACTGCGCAATCTACAATTAATATGCTTATGGATAATAAATCCTGGTCCGGGTTAACTACCGCGCAGAGAAGTAAATTATGGGAAACTGCAGGGTTTCCGGGAGATCCGATACTCCCGTCGTCCGTAGATGTCGATGGCATGAAGAAGGAAATATTGTCTAATATAGATAATTATTATACACAGTACGAGAATGCCAAAGATCCCAAGGCGTTTAAAGAAAACGTTGTCAAGGCGCTGACATCCACTTATGGAAAGGATATGTCTGGATATATAGATCAAGTAGTAGGAGCATTGATGCCAGACATTATTTCTAAATCTACCAAGTTAGAAGATATGGATGTTGATTCGCAACTTATTATAAGACAAATGAATTTTCAACTGAAGACACAGGGATTCGTAACGGATAATACTACTGGCGAAACTTATAAATACGACGAGATAATCAGGAAATATCCTCAATGGCAACAGTATTTCACGATGCCAGAAGAAACTGATATACCAACATAATATGGACAATAAACAGACATACAGTTTGTTGTCGGCTGCAGATGAGCAATATTTAAAGAGCACAGGTGTATCTGCAACACCGGCTAAGAATACAAGAAAGGAGGTAGTTCCCAAGAAAAAGATACTTGGAGTTTTTGGTTCTGATACAAAAACAGTAGAAGAACCGTCATACGGACTGATAGGTCAAGCCGATAAAGTATATCAGAATAAATTTAATAAGGTAGAACCCACATATGGGGAATATAAAACCGACCAAGGTTGGATTAGCGGTATTATGCCTGAAGAAGTTTCGAAGAAGGCCGAACCATTATCTAGTATATTCAGGAAAAAGGATATAGAGAAATTGGCAATAAAAGATAAAAATCGCATAGAGACCAGCGCATGGGAGCATGAATCGTCAGAACCGATGATAGTCCCCGATGGAAGCGGTGGGTTTACTAAAATTGACAAAGATGAAAAGATATGGCCAGGAGGTACATTCCAGTCAGTTGAGAAGATTGATAAGCCATCGTTTTTTGAGAGACGTCACAATGAGGAGCTCGGTACAGATACTGTAGTAGGCATGATATTGGACATCGGAGAGCCAGATACCGAGGCAGAAAAGGCCAATAAAAGGTTATGGTTTAAACAACAAGAACGTAAAGATAAGGAGAGGGTTATGTCTCTTCAATATAAGATACAGCAGCTAGACACGTCTTTACCAGCAGACTATAAAGAACCAACATCGCGATGGGGGCAATTTAAGGAATCGTTTATCAATAATTATGAGGGATCAGTACAACCAGCTATTGGATATTTTGTAGAGGCGTTAGGTAGACAATTGGGTGTTGAATCAATGCAAGAATGGGGAGCTGACTTCGCAGATAGGCAGATATTAGATTATCTATCTAAGCCAGAGCTGCTATCCCCGGATAATATGGATTCAGGAGAATATATAGCTAGATCTGTCGGAGGATTACTTCCAGTTAGTTTGAGCATAATGGGTCCAGCGATAGTAGCTGGAATCGTTACCGGTGGTGCAGGCGCTCTAGTAGTTGGACTTGGTGGATCATACGCGATAGAGCAAGGTAACGCATATGGATCTATGATCAGAGATGGAGTGGACCCTGGGGTTGCTGCCAAGGCTTCGTCTATATATGGAGCGGCGGCATCAGTTATAGAAAACTCGTTCGGTATAAGTCCGGCTAAATTCGGCCTGAAAGCAGTTGAGGGGAAGTTTTTCGAAAAGGTTATCGCAAAGAATTTTAAATCATACATAATTAAAGAGCTTCCAAGGATGGTAGGGCTTGGATTCTTAGACTCCGCAGTAGAAGGAGGAGAGGAGGTGATACAAGACATATCTGAACGTTTAGTCAATAACTGGATAGGTAATAATAAAGAGTTATTCTCTGGTAATGCGTTAAAACAATATGCAGAAGAATTCTTGTCTGCAGGAGTCGGATCGATACCACTAGGAATGGTCGATACTATTAAATTACCGGCCATAGAATCTAAGCAAGGCTCGATGATATCAGAACCGTTATCTTCAGTGCTTGACGATACGGATAGACGCGTAGCAGTATCATACGATCGACCAGCAGTAAGCGCTAAAGTCTTGAATGATGCGATACCAACTTATTCGTTGGGAGATTCAATATCGACGGTTGCAGAAGATACTAGCCTTATCTCATCGGCAGAGATAATAAGTGGAAAAGACGCAGCAAGGGATGTTATATCTATTGGTAGCGATCAAGGAGGACTTAGTGATTGGACAGTAGATAAAATCAAGAAGGAAGATTACAAGCAGGAAATAATTAGCATCGAAGAACTTAGAAGACTAGACCTAGATCTTGACGAATATCTGAAATCTACGAAGGGGGAAGTAAGAGAATTTGATGGAGAACCATCGTTGATGGACCCGATAGTATCTTCTAGCGGAGAAGTTATAGATGGATATAATAGGATTTCTCAGAAGATAGCAGATGGGGAAACTGAGATCTCTATATTGAGGGGAATCAAAACAGAGAAAGGGGTGTCAGCACCGAAAGAATTGCCAGATATCAATGTAAAACAACTTGACGATATTTCTAAGGAATTATTTATAAAGAGGAATGGACAGGAAGATTATGATGAAGGCGTAAAAGAGGGAGCGTTCGGACTTGAGAAAATAGAACAGGTTGGCGAAGAATATGACGAAGAGTTTATAGAGAGACATCCCGAGTTAGCTGGAGAACAAATAATAGTATACCACGATGCGGTAATGGGAGAAGATCTAGCAGTTGTATCTGGCGGTAGGGTAATAGAGGTGTTTGATCCTGAGATTATCAGTATGTCTAAGAGATCCAATGTGGTGGCGAAAAACATTTCAGAAAAGGAATCAGTAAAACAATCCTTATCCCTGCAATCAGACACAATTAAGTCCATAGACAGTAAGATTAAATCGCTTAATAACGAGAGCAATGGGCTTTCTTATTATATGAATGCAAGGCAGATGCAGGAGGCTCAGAGATTAGTTAATGAGATATTATCTAGGGAGCCTAATTTTAATATTGAAGAAGCCATAGACGAGGGTGCGTCTATGGAACAGTTTAAGGACTATTTTGAAGAAATAAAGAATAAACAAGTTATAAGCGGCAAGAAGTATAATCTGCCGTCGTATATGGATTTTACAGAAGAGATAAACGATCCCAAGAATCCGTTCACTGGATTGTCATACGAAGACGCTGAGTCTAAATATGAAGAACTGATCGGTGATATAGAAACAAGGGTTAGTTTATTATCAAAGAAGAAGTCTGAGATTAATGGCAACGTAACGAGGGATAAAGACAGAGATAGAAACCGTGAAATAATAGAACAGAAAAGGATTATAAAAGAAGCTAGGGCTGAGTCAAGGGATCCTATTGATCCATATCTTGATCCGCAAACGCCAAATACTAGTGGTGCTAAGCATGTGATGAAACCATCTAAGGATTTGCAGGAGGAGTGGGGAAGCGCCCTCGGTCCATATTATAAGAATGTTTTTAATAAAGATGCCAAAATGAGCCCTAGCGGTCTGGCTAGCGAATTAGGCTACGAAGATGAGAAAGAACTCATGCAGGCCATGGAGGACAGGGTACGTCATAGGCAGACATTATATGAGAAAGAGCCAATCTACGATATGTTCGGGAATAAGAGAAAGGCCAGAAATCAAGAGACTACTTTTAAAGAATACTTCCCAGAGATATATAGGGTGATGCAATCTGGTCTCAATGCCGGATGGGCGGACTTTACGTTGGAGGATAAAATAGCAACTAAGCTTTGGGTAAAACAGGGGCAAGAAGGACTTCCAGAACAGGTAGTTGAGAATTTGATTAAACGTGGTTTCAAAAATACTGGAAGAAATACAGTTAAATCTCCAATAAGTAAATACGATGACGTATGGTCAGGCAGGAGAGATTTCGAGAGCATATTAGCCTTGAAAATCGATAAGAAACATGCCATAGACGCGCTCTCTGAGATGGCTAGGGCTATGAACGCTAGGGTCTATATAGACAAGATGGGCAAAGAGAGAGGTAAGATTACATTCGGTGGAAAGGAAATTTTAATATCAATTAAAGATATCAATGATTTTATAACACTAGGTACAGAGGTGGGGCACCTATTCGACAATATTATTTTAAAATCTAGTCCCAAAACAAGTTTAGCCGACAGGGTTGGATCATTAATATCATCAGAAGTTAATCTTGCTAGAGAGTTAAAAGAATTATCGAAATATATCGGATCATATGCAGGGAAGACAGAAACTCAACCAGTCGAACTATTCGCAGATTGGTTTGTGGCGTATATAAACGAACCGCAGTGGGCGTACTCTATAGCTCCAGAGTTCACTGGATTAATGGAGAAGGCTTATCCGCAAGATCTTAAGAATATTTTAGATAAATATAGGATAGATCCCAACAAGTTAACTCCGAAGGAAATGCCGACCAAGGGTGTTATTAGGTGGTTCAATAAGTTTTTTGGGATAAACGAGAAAATATCTCTTCCAAGCAATGTAATTGTGAAACATAGAGAGAGTAGAAATGTTTTGACGATTGCAGATAATAAGTTAGCTCAATGGATACAGCTTCCATATTGGATAGCCCAAAGAGATAAAAGATTTGCAGAAGTGTTCAGGCCTATATATAGATTGGGCTATAACGCGCATTTCTCTGATCTAGCACACATAGCCAGAATTATGCATTTTGATGAGACAATAAGAAGACCTAAGGAAGAGTTAGAGAATGAAAGAAACGTTGTGGCTAGAGCGTTATATGTTGGTAATGATGTAGGTAAGTATTGGGATAGAGAAACATTTATGACCAAGTTCGATGGGACCAAGGAGGATTGGATAGATTATAGCAATAAGGTGGTTGGAATAAAACTGGCCCTGAAAAGGGTGATAGATAGAAATATCGAAGATATTTGGGCGACTTCATCGATGACTCCCGAAGAGAAGATGGCCGCTGAGGAACACGTAAGGAAGATGGAGAAGCAAATGGATGGGTATATACCTACTGTTAGAGAGGGGAATGTACACGTGAGCGTTGTAAGAAAAGACGAAAACGGTAATAGTACTGTGTTATTTACTCAATTCACCAAGACTATACACGAGGCAAAGGTACTAGCAAAGAGATTATCTGATATGGGATACAGGGATAAAATTTATGTATATAAAATATTGCCGAAGAATCTATCATTTTTCAAACAGATTGCTGGGAGTCTTGACCTTTATTCTCTAGACAGGATATTGGAGACTCTCGGTATTAACGAAAACGAGAATAAAGACGTTTTGGCCATCAGGGATTTTATCAAGAAAGCGAGAATGCAGGGTAGGCTAGTCCATAGGAAGATGATTCCTGGATATGAAAGGAACCTAGGGTCTGCGACAAGAGCCATCGCTCATTTCGCCAACTATTCTTCTAGACATTATTGGAGATCTAAGGCTACCAGGTCTGCCAGAGAGGCATTGGTTAAGATAGATCCGCACAAAAATCCAGAGATATACGCTTTATCTAATAGCTTTATAGAAAACTGGTCGTGGTCAGACCAAGATCAATTTTTACAACTTAGAAAGGGTTTGTTCGTATTAAGGTTGGCTGGTAGGGCTAGTCAGGGAGCACAGAACTTGACACAACCGTATATAACCACAATACCAGAGTTGGCTAATCACGTAGGGTTTGTCAAGGCTCCAGCGTACTATGCGTTGGGAATCAAAGACGCGACCAAATGGCTTAAGGGTTCTGTATTGAAGAAAAAGACTAGTACTAATCCGTTACATGCTAGATTAATTCAAAGGGCGGTGGACGAGAGAGTAATATCTGGAGTGTTAGCTCAACAATTACTTAGCGATTCAAACTATAAAGTTGATGCTGTATTCCAGGCCCTATCTTTCATACAAAAGCAGACAGAATTATGGAACAGGTACACTACGGCTTTTGCAGCGTTAAGGGTGGCTACAGACGCACTTAAGATGACTGACGAAAATAAGATATATGTTTTTATGTCAGAGATGGTTAACAGAACACAGTACCCATATGGTAGTTATAACTTACCGAACATAATAGCGGGGGCCGGAAAAATGAAAGGGTTGGCGAAAACTATGTTAATGTTTAAGTCGTGGCCCATAAATTATATACACTTCATCAGTCAGAGGGTTTTGCATGGAAATCTCGCAGCAAAAGCATGGTGGGGCATTATGAATATGATATTTGTGGGGGCGCTGGGATTCCCATTCATGAGCATTATAAGATGGATGATTAGGAAGATAACCGGTAGGGATCCCGTCATAGTACTTAGGGGAGCTGTCGGGGAAGATAACCAATGGATGGCCGATGTTATGATGAATGGGGCCTTTCCATTAGGAAATATAAATGTAACAAATTTAGTAGGAATGGGAGATATTATATCTCCATCGTATGACCCGATGGGACAGATATTCGGACCTGGGTATTCATTAGGTGACGACATAATGCAAGCGTATAATTACATAAGTGATGGCGATTATGACAAGGCGTTAGAGTTGATTATGCCTTCATCATTGAATAGTCTATTGGTCGGAGGTAGATGGCAAGAAGAGGGTGTCAAAATTGGTAATAAACAGATTGAACTAACCACTAGCGAAGTGGTACAGAAGATGCTAGGTTTCACTCCAAATAGGATATACAAAGAGTACGATTTCAAAAGTGTTGTTAATTCCTATAGTGGGCAAATGACTACCATTAAGAATAGAATCTCTAATGATTCTAAAAGAGGGATGACCTATGCAGATATCAAGGATAAATATCTGGACGACGTTAAGGAATATAACAGAAAGGTATTAGATGAGTTGGCTGTTATGACTGCAGTTGGCGTACCGATAACACATAAGCAGAAAGATTCGCTTATAACACAGTATACTATTTCTGGAGATGAAATTAAGAATGCATATAACAAAGGTCATGATGAATACAAAAGAATACAAAAATGGACAACGAAACGGAAAACCGAATAATTAGCTCCCTATCAAGTCAAGGGGCTGATATAGCCTGGATAAAGGCTGAAGTATCTGATATAAAAACTAACTGCTTAGCGACAATGAGGGGTGAGATAGGAGAACTCAAGGTATCCATGAACAAGAGACCTCAGGTTTGGACATCTGCACTAATCACCATATTATGTTCAACATTAGTAGGTTTAGTAGTTTATCTTCTGACACATATATCTGACTAGATGCGCTAAACTAGACCTGTGGATAACTACCTATTGACAAGAATAGATAAATTTGATACAATGGATTCAGAGGTGTAGTTTGAGGTTTATAATTAAAGGGTGGAAATATGAAAATACAACGCGTAGAGGGTTTTGTTCCAAAGAGTTCTTTTTCATCAGAGAAGACTAAGCGGGGCAAAAGGGAGGTGACAACCGTGCCCAAGTATCAGTGTACTAAGTGCGGTAAGGAATTCACATCCGGGAGCGCTCTCAAGTATCACTTGGAGCATAACGTATGTGAAACGGTGAAGTCTGGACCGAAGGGGGTGGTGTTCAATGATGCTATCACTGACATCATCTCCAAGATAGGCCAGGCTGGGATGGTCCCATTGAAGCCAATCAAGGCTCCGAAGATCTTGAAGGGAGGTGGAGACGAAGAGCAGATCGTGTTGAAGCTGTCGGACTGGCAGTTGGGGCACAAGACACGCTCTTTCAACATGGAGGTTGCGAGACAACGTGTCGAGAAGTGCATCAGTGCAGTCATCAAGATCGCCGAGAAACACAGGCAAGCGTATCCGATTAGGCGGATCAACGTCTTCCTGGAGGGAGACTTCATCCACAACGAGAAGGTTGGCCAGACGATTGACCTAGACGAGCTAGAGGCGACCCTAATGACTCAGGTCTATGGGGGAGCAGTTCCATTGCTCATCTGGGCTATCGGAGAGCTGGCCAGGTTCTTCGAGGAGGTCTACGTTTACCCTGTCCGTGGAAATCACGGTAAGGGAGAGAAGTGGAATTCGAACCAGGCGAACTGGGATGACGTCGTGTACCACACGCTCGCCATCAAGTTCTCGGAGAATCCGAGAGTGAAGATCCATCTGACAGACGAGTATTACCAGATGGTCAACATACTGGGGACGAAGTTCTTGATCGTCCATGGAGACCAAGTGCGTGGTGGCTCCTACGGGATTCCGCTATACGCACTTCTCACAAGGATGCTGAGATGGGGAACGTCGTTTGAAGAGAAGTGGGATGTTCTATCTGTCGCTCACTGGCATTGCTACTCGCATCTTGAGCAGAATGGTCAGGAGCTGATCGTAAACGGAACGCTTGTCAGCGATGACGAGTTCGTCCGCAGAACGTACGGGTGGAACTCCAGTACGCTTCAAGTGATGTTCGGGGTACATCCTCGCCAGGGGATTACCTGGGAATACAGGATCAAGCTTGGGAAGTGATTCCTGTGTCTAGGAAAAGGAAAGAATACAACAGGAGACGGAAGTTCTGGGGAAGGAACAACCATCATCTGACCCCTCGGAGTCGGAGAGGTACATCGGACCCTAGTAACCTCTTGCTCCTAGACATTGAGAAGCACGAGGCATGGCACAAGCTGTTCGGAAACAGGACTCTGGACGAGGTCATCGATGAACTCCAAAGGGTACGGAGGAGGAAGAATGCCCAACGAGGAGGTGACAGTACAAGACGAGTTCGATGTGGATAGGTCAGCTTGGCTAGATGAAGACTCCTGGTGGTCGAGGAGAGACCATGTATGAATGCAAACGCTGTAGGAGGAAGTTGGTGAAGATACGATACCGAGTACGGATCGGTATCTGGAACGGTAACGGACAGATTGACTGGGATCAGCTCGAGGGGTACTATTGTCAAGACTGTGCCTTCGGACTGTCGACCGTCGGTCTGGAGAGAGATGTCGTCTCTGAGAAACAAGGTGAGTAGGAGGCTCACTATGAGATCACGGGGGTGAGACCTGCGTCTTGCCCCCACTGAATAAAATAAAACTATAAATATGCCTATTACTAAATTTAAAACAGGGGCCATAAGAGATACACAAGAGGGAAAGGTAGACTTTATAGAGACAATTAGTTGGACTGCCTTTCGAAGATATGGCGAGTACATGACAGATAAGAAAAAGAAGTATGGGGCTGGAAACTTCAAGAAAGGAATAACGATTGAATCATACGAAAAATCATTAGTTAGACACATACAAAAATATCTCGAGAACAAATATGAAGATGGTCAGCAGGAAGTTGACCAAGACCATATTGCAGCTATAGTCTTCAATGCATTCGGGATAATGCACGAAGAAGAACGAATTAAAAAATCAAAGAAATAGTATGTTCTTATTTCATAGAAAACAACCGAAAACATTACCATTAGGACTATTAGGACCAGACCCGAAAGACCCTAGAGATTACAAAATAGGTGAGATGCAGTTTGGAGAGGTGGCATTGCCAGCCGAGTTCAATTTAAGAAGCCAGATGACTCCTGTTAAGAATCAGAACCCACACGGAATATGCTTTCGTGGAGATACTCCTGTTTTGATGGAGGATTTATCTTATAAGCCGATAAGAGAAATCAATGTCGGGGAATATGTTTTTACGCATTTTGGAAACATAAAGAGAGTTTCTAACAAAATTATAAGGAAATGGCAGGGAACGACTAAAATAATTAAATTATGGGGTGATTTTAGGGAGATAGAATCTACGTCAGAACATCCATTTTTAGCAATAAAACGTTCTCCGAAGAATCATATAAGGGGTTATAAAGAGATAGATGGACAGATAGACTTTTACGGAATAGACGAATTGAAACGTGGAGATTGGTTAGCATATCCTTTTAATAATATTGTATTAGATAAAACAATCTATAGTCTTGAAAAAGACCCAGAATTTCTGTGGTTACTTGGGATATATTTAGCGGAGGGGTCAATGGATGGAAACGAAATAAATTTCTCATTGCATCAAAAAGAAACCGATTACGCAGAAAAGATAATAAGTATTTTCAAAAAATATAACGAGACAGCGAACATCCAAATCCATAAAAAAACGCTTGGTATGGACGTTAGGGTTAGTTCAAAAAGGTTTGCCAAGTTATTGAAAGAATTGGGAGGAGAGATGTGCGATAAAAAAAGATTAGATAACAGATTAATGTTTCTTGAGCCGTCCCTCCAGATGGAAATTGTAAGAGGGTTGTTTGATGGAGATGCTGCTAAAAAGAAAACAGGTGATATGCTGACAACAACATCTTTGGAGTTGATGATACAGGTTAAAACCATCCTATTGCGGAATAAGATTATGTCTTGTCTCCAGGAAATGAAAAGCACCCCGATTAAGAATGGTCTTAAGAAACCAGCGTGGCATTTAACCCCGTCTAATAATTACAAAATATCATTTATAAAAGATAACTGGTGTTTTGTCTTGATAAGAGATATAAAACATAATAAATCGTATAATGGAGGTAGCGTTTATAATTTGGAGGTGGAAGATGACAATTCTTACCAAGTGAACGGAGTAGCTGTTCACAATTGCTATCAGATGGCAGCGACAGGAGTTAAGGAATTCTGGGATTCTAAGGAGTCAGGAGAAGAGATAGATTTATCAGAAAGGTTTGGAGTATATAACACTAAGCAACTTTCAAATATTTGGCACACACAGGGGGACTATGCTCACTATGCACTTAAAGCGATATGTGATTTTGGGTTGTGTTTAGAAAAAGACTGGCCTACTGATACGTCAATCCCTTGGAATGAATTTGCCAAGACCAGACCACCAGAGGAATTGTTTGTCAAGGCGAAAGAGTTTAAGGGGCTAACATATTGGAGAGTAGACCATGCGGTAGAATCATTTAAACAAACTATTTATCAGCAAAAAGCCCCGATACTGGTAGGCATGAGTTGGGATAAGGCATATAATATACCTTATTTGGGAGGCAAGTTACCATTACCAAGCGGAGATAAGGTGGGTGGACATTTCGTTATTTGTACTGGTTGGGATTCAACTGGGTTATGGTTTAAAAATAGTTGGTGGCCAGTCTGGGGGGACTCTGGATATTTCTATATACCAGAAAGTGAGTTTGATAAACACGATATTTGGGATGCGTATGTACTTCTTGATGCTCCCAAGAAAGAACCGCTAGAGGGCTGGGTGGCTATCAAATATTTAGACGGAGTCACTTATGGTAAGGGAAGTATTGTAAAAACGTTAAACAACTTGACTCTTAGGAAGGATCCTAGTATAATTGGAGATAAATTAGACACACTAAAGAGGGGCACAATGGTAGAAATTGTTGACAACGAAATAAGGTCGGCAGACGGATATATTTGGCAGAAGATAAAAACATAAAGGTCGTACTTTATAATTAATCATAATATATGATACCAAAAAAACCATTGGAGTCGTAATTACGGTCCTGCTGTTCTCCTTGTGTACAGTGGGAAGCAACCTAGTTGCGGAAGCTCCATCGATAGATACGGAAGTGTTGGCGGTGAAAGTGAGTAAATACTCGCCAGACTATCCAGAGCTTATCGAGAATCTTAATTGTTGCGAGAATTATTGTAGGTGGGATCAGAAGAAGATCATAGATAGCAACAATAAGTATTCATACGGAGGGTTGATGTTTCAAATGACTACGTTTTTGCACTATGGACACGAAGGTGGCATATTGCCCGAATGGGTTGACGAAACAAACTTCGAGAATTATATCTACGATAAAGACCTCCAAACGTTGATAGCAGAGTACATGATAACGATTGGCGTTGCTAAAACAACGGTTGGGTGGTATAATTGTTGGAGATCTTACAACCTTTCGCAGTATCTATAAAAGGGTAGCATACAATTAAATAAAACAGATGAGTATATTACAAAAGTTCGTAGAGTTCGTAACTGCACCAGAAATATCAACATTGATGTTAACCGGGATTAGCGCGGTATTAGGCTTATTGGCAACGTTTTTCGCAGGACTTAACGTCTGGTGGGCAGTATTGATAACTGGCGTTATAAGGTCATTGATGCAGGTAATCAACACCAAATACAATATAGGTGGTAGAATTTTAGGAGGGTTGGGTATGGCCAAAAAATAGGCTGTGCATAACTTGCCTATTGACAAGATTTAATCCATTTGCTATAATGGAGAAGGCTAGGATGCCGAAAGTAAGCGGTAGCTCGCAAAGCTACTTTACGTGGGTGCGATTCCCACCCTAGCCTCAATATTCTTTTATTACAAAAAGGTCGCGGAGAGTATAATTAACTTATACTAGATACAATGATAAATATTAAAGATCCCGGAGTTGCTTTTAGCGATAAGGGACACGTCTATACTACACCTTCTGGAGAAATGTATACCGGCGTCACTACGATACTAGGAGTTAGATCTAAAGACTTTTTGCTTTGGTGGTCAGTTAAAGAGATGTATACATATATGTCCAAGAATTGGGACATAAATAAACAGTATACAGAGAAAGAAAAAGATGATTTGTTATTACTTGGCAAGAAGGCCCACACGATGAAGTCCAAAGATGCTTTGAATACTGGTACTATAGTACACGATTGGATAGAAAAGCACATTATAGACCCTACTCATCCGATGCCAGATGACCCAGTGATAAGGTCTATTGTAGAACCATTCGTAGCGTGGGAAGCATTATCTGGTGTTGGGTGGCTTAAGACAGAGCTAGTTGTAGCAAGCCATGCTCATCAGTTTGCCGGGACATTAGACGCCTTGGCGATAGTCGATAAAAAGCTTACGTTATTGGATTTTAAAACCAGTTCTCAAATGTCTGAGGAATATTTCTTGCAGACAGCAGGTTACCAGATAGCCCTAGAAGAAATGGGTGTAGTGCCAGAACAAAGGATGATTATACGCATACCCAAGGATGTTAGCCCGATAGAGGCGATAGTAGTTCCTACTCCTTTACAGTTCGACAAGGAGACGTTTCTACATCTACGCGAAGTTCATAGATGGAATATAAATATAATTAATAACTTCAAAGACAAGGATGGTAAATTATTATGTTGTCAGAATCTAAAAAATTCCTAGAAGAGCACGATTATAAGCCTAGGATATCATTCAAAGACGGTTTAGCGCATACTGTCGTGGTAAAAAGCGAAGAATCCCTTACTATTAACACGGCAGATGGGGAAAAACAAGGAATTAAGTACACGGTTGAAGAAGATGGCGAGGAAAGAGAGTTCTTTACATCTGCCGTTTCCCTTATAGGTAGGTTAGCTCAAGTGAATAAGGGTGATAAAATTATAATACAGATGTTGAAGACCAAGGAGGGTGCGGATTATAAAAGCACTTTCTCTGTTAAAAAGGTCAATGCAGGATCGGCCAAACAGCAGGACGGTGTGTTGAATGGAGATGATTACGATAATATCCCCATTATAGAAGAATAAGATAATGACGAGCCCGTTCGATAGTCGGGGCCAAATAGCCAAGTTCAATTCACTGCGATTAGCAGATATACATTAGCTATTGTCGAGCAAAAATCTATACGGCGGGCTGGTCATTTTAAAAACATATGAAATCAACAAGAGACGCATTTTATAAAGAGAGAGTATTAATGCCAGGGCTATCTGACATAATGTGCTTGGCGGAAGCGGTTGTCGGGAAGAACCTTTCTCGAGGGTCAATAACCAGATCTTTGAGCGAATTGGTAGATAAAAATGACTACGAGAGCAGAGACAAGTCAAAAATTATAACGAATTTGGTCGCCCTCTCAAAAAGGGCTTGAGGAGCACCTTTTATGGCACTTTTATGCCCCTCCTAGGCGTTGTAGGGCTAAAAAGGTAATATTATACCTTTAAGGGCAAAATCACTGTGGCGTGTCAATTATGGGCTTTTTAAATCAGATAAAATAAGAAAAATATGCAAAACGAATTTAAACTAGAGGAGAACCTTATAATATTGTCTGCTCCCACAATACAGGCGATATTAAAGGAAAAAAATCCTGCCGACATACTAGCGTTATATGCTTTTTACTATTATACCGCTAAGTGGCAGAAGACCAATCAAGCATACGCATCTATATCTTTTACAAAGAAAGCCCTTCATCTGGGAGAAGATAGGATAAGTAAGGCCACTAAGGCGTTAATAAGACTAAAACTCATAGAAAGGATAGAAGATAGGGATGAAAATGGCAGGATCGCTCGTTATTACATCAAAATAAATTACATATGGTGCAAGGACACTTTAGACCGCTACCCCCAAAAGCCGGTAGGGGAAGATATACCACTACCCGAAATTGACGGTACCGGCAACCAGGAAGGAAATGCTTTAAGTGTTAATAATATAATATATAGTAAAGTAAAAACTTTACCCTCTAAAGAGAAAGATACAATACATAAAGATATAGGAGAGTTGTTCTCTTATTATAAGAAGCAGTTCTTGGACAAAGTCAGCAATACACCACCAGTGTTTAATTGGGGTGCCTGCGAGAAACTAGCCAGGCCCTTGATGAAAGACCTTGGGCTAGAACACATGAAACATCTTGTAGACGTTTACATGCGTACAAGAGATCAGTTCTACGTGGATAATGCTTATTCTCTTAGTTGCTTTCTATCTACTAAAATAATTCACAAATTGAATCAAAAGAAATGAAAACTATATATTGGATCATTATATGCGTTGTCTTCATAGTATTATTTATAATCAGCTAACATGGATATAGGCAAAATACCAGACCTAGACGAGGTCTCAGAGAACATCAAACCTATATTCGAAATAGCTCAGAAGTTTAAGCCCAGTACGTTTGTTATCCCATCGTCACTTGACTCATTCGATAAAGTCATGGACGGTGGCTTCAGGGGTGGGGAATTAGTCGTCATGTCTGGCCAAACAGGTCAGGGAAAAACCATGCTCGGGCAGATACTCACGGCTAACTTTGACAAAATCGGTATACCTAGTTTGTGGTTTTCTTATGAGTGTAATCCGTGGTATTTGAAAGAGAAATTCGAACAGATGGGTTGCACTAAGGACTTATTGGCGTATAGTCCAGTGGAATTGGTCGCAAACACCTTGGAGTTTATAGATAATAGGATAGACGAGGCCATAAGGCATTACGGTTGCAAGGTTGTATTTATAGATCACTTGCACTATTTAATCCCCCTAGACCAGTCTGTTAATTCGTCTCTATTGATAGGTGGGATTGTCAGGGAACTGAAGAAGATGGCGGTTAAAAAAGATATAACTATATTCTTGATAGCTCATACAAAAAAGATATATCAAGATGAAAGGCTGGATTTATCGAGTATCAGAGATTCATCCCTCATTTCTCAGGAGGCAGATTATGTTTTTCTGATAGAGAGAATTAAGAAGAGCGATAAAATCATGGAGTCCTCGGGGTCAGAGTGGACCAATCAGACCAAGGTAGCGATAGCCAAAAATCGTAGAACCGGGAAGTTGGTATACTATACGTTCGAGGTGGTAGATAATCAATTAAAATTATTAGAAGATGACATCCCTACAATTGGATCGGCTCATAGACAGCATGAACTCATCGGTGAGCGCTATGATCAGCCTTTCGAAGTCCCGGATTAGTACTGATAGAATATTATATTGTCAGCTAATGAAGTCTTGGATAGAGATTGGCGAGCACTTGTTTTCGTTGACATTCGATCCAGAGCTATACAATAACATACAGACGATGAAGAATACACTGATAAATTATAGCTTGTATACATCTGTGGATAAGTCTGCTTGACAAGATCATATTAATTTGCTATACTTAGATTAGGTAATATTGTTAAATGATGATTGTATAAATTCCGCATAAAAATCTGATGGAATAAGGGTCAATACTGCGGTGATGTTAAATGACTAAATTAATAAATGATAAATAATGGGCTAGTTCTTTTCTGAACGGGAGGTAGTGTCATATAACACGCACACTCATAAAGGTTAATGACCTCTGCACATAGGAAGCGGAGTTGTGCAGGAAGGAGTCCGCCTTAAATTGTAAGTTCAAATCTTACCATCCCGACCAAAAGAGAATTAGCTCTAATAAATAATTAAACATAAAAAGATGACTAATGAAGAAGCGAGGAATAAGTTGAGAGTATTGGTAGCTGAATTAGAATCATTAGATGATAGTGAATTTAATGCCAAAAATAAGAGCAATATAACTAAAGCGGTGGATTTATTAAAAGATGTTTCTGTATGGAATTTTGAAGATTAATTAGCTTTAATAAATAAAAGATGTGCGGAAGATGTGCGGATAAATAATTAAACCCTAATAATATGAAAGAAGAAAAAATCGTGGCAGTATTAACAATTTATTCTGCTTCTACTATGTCGGCAAAAGGGAAGAGAGATATAGATAATTGGCTGAATGAACAAGGCAAAAGCTTAATGAAAGAAGGGAAGAACTATCCTCCCAGATTTAGGGCAAAATATCTTTATGTGCCGAATAAAGACGACCACAAATTAGTTTAATTAAAATCTATGGAAGACGAATTATATGAGGAAGCAAAAAGAATAGTTATAGAGGAACAAAAAGTGTCGGCTTCATTCTTGCAACGTAAGTTGCACATCGGATATGCTCGGTCAGCTTTATTGCTAGATTTATTAGAAAATGAAGGAGTAATTGGTAAATATAATGGCACGAAACCTAGAGAAATACTATTAACTAACTAAAACTTATGGATAAAACAGAGGAAAATTGGGAAGAAAAGGAATACAACACAGAAGAATGGTTGAAAGATATGATGTTTGTTGTCGGAAAATTATCAAGAGAGAATTGGGTAGCGTTATTAGTATTGATAGAAGGGAAAGTTAGATATGAAACTCGCTCTACAATATCAAAGGTATTAGAGGAGGTGCGAGAGGGGATGAATAGGGAAGTAGAAAAAGCAGGGAATATGGAGGGAGAATATCAGGACGCAGGGAGGGCTATGCTTGCTGTTGTTGATTTTGCCAAAGCAGATTCAATCCTAGACACTATAATTAAAAAATATAAATAATATGTTAGAAGATGCAATAGCAAAAGAACTCATTAAAGTAATAACAGAACCACGCCCAGACCAATGGGGGAATATCCAACCAAGTATTGTTTCGGATGCGTTGGCAAAATACGTAGAAAATAACAAGGAGGTTCTCTTTGAAAAAATAGCGGAAACATTTGATAGCGATAAGATAGCGGAACTAATATCGGAAAAGCTAGAAGATGTTATCAAGGGGATTTATGGAAGCTCCTATGAGAGAGATTTAATTAAATCTGGGCTAAAAGATAAGATAGGAGAACATTTGGCTAAAAAGATTGCGAGTGATTTGAAACTTTAACTAACATTAAATAAATAATATGGATAAAAAGTCGTCTAAAATAACTATACTAAAAGAGAAGATTTGCGGTTTGCGATACGGACAACTGATATTGAATGCATCAGCTAAATACCACAATAAGTATCCACTAAAAGTAGCAAACACACTATTCCGAATCTCTAATTCAGACCTCCAAAAAGCTATAAATGAGTTCTTAAAAGAATATGAAATTACTAAAAAGAAAAACTAAAACTAGGTTTGCGATCAAAATACCTTATGGTCCACATGAGTGGAGATTTTCAAAGAATTACGAGTACAATTCTTTGGGTGAGGCCATAGAGGCGCTAGACTATTATAATCGTCAGGTCCCGCAGATAGTGGAGGTGGACAGAAAAACATGGTCGGACACAATGCGTTCACTATTAGGTATAACCAGCAATATGGATATGCAAGAGTCGGGTTCGTATACTGTATTGTTTTCAGACAAATATACAAATATATGTCCAAAGTGCGGTAAGATATGTTGTATGGAGTGTTATGGAGATCTCGAGGATACAATATACATCGCATCCTGTAAAAATTGTGACGTTTTATTCATAGACAAATTTATTAATATTAGACAATAATATGCACGTATTAGACGGAATATCTATATCGCATATTAAATCTATGGCATTAGAGTGTCTTAGTAAGTGCCAGACAAGCCAGGCGTTAAAGGATTTTTTTCGCACACATTATGACACGGATATTCTATTTTACAAAATAGTGGATAGATTCTGGTGGATTTTACTTAGGGTCAGGGGTAGAGAGGTATTAATGACATCGCCAGTATTTTACAGTGATATTCTTGATACGGTTATTATATCTAAGATAATATGTAATATTCTACACGAACAATCAGTTTCGGATCATCCATTCATGGGGGCCGGATTAGAAGATTTTTGTGATAGTGCAGTTGTAGACAGTGAGTTTGCAGACAGTGAGTTTCTCGGACAGGATTGTTCTGGGATTTCACAAATGCCGGAATATGACCGGTGGTCTGTCGACGGCGGAACGACAACGGGTAGCTATTTTACCGGTACTATATATAGTGGCCCTGATACTATTAGCGGATATACTAATCCCATCATAATGCCGAACGGAGATTATACTATCATATGACAGCAATAAAACACAAAAAGACCATATCTACTACTAAGATGAGGGATAAGGTCTGGAAATTGGTTAGTAAATATATCAGGATGAAGGAAAGGGGTGTTTGCTTCACCTGCGGGAACAGGAGGCATTGGAAAGAGCAGAACTGTGGCCATTTTATACATCAGGCTAAAACGTCTAAATTGGCGTTTTGCGAGGATATATTACATTGTCAATGCGTTAAGTGCAACAAGTATATGTCTGGGAATTTACTAGAGTACACCACAAAGATGGTGAAAATTTACGGCCTACAACAGGTGGAAACTTGGAAACGAGAATCGAGTAAACCGTATAACTGGAAAGTATCAGAGCTGGAAACTCTGATAGAAAAATATAAAGAATTAAATAAGAAATTGTCGGAAAAATATGGCGATATATGAGTGGAAAGTATTTAGAAATATAATAGTTAAGCACAAATTAAGTCTCGGTGAGTCCGTCTCTTCTGTAGCGAATTGTCTAGCTATAGATACAAGCTTAGTTTTCGCCATAAAGAACGGGCTATTCGACTCTCAGACGGGATCTTTATTGAGGTCCCTCACCCGACAACAACAACAATTTTATGCAAAACCAGAAAATCTGCTCAGTTTGCGGGAGAAGCTATCCCGATAATACAAAGGGCAATAACAAGAAATACTGCTGTCCGCGTTGTAGGTATAGAATGGGCAATTACAAGAAGCGCGAGAGATCCTTAGAAGATAGACAAAGGACACCTCACTATATATGTCAGAACTGCGGATATTTTATGCACTTGAAAGTTAATCCCATATATGACTATGCGGGGTTCAAAAAAGCTAGATGTCCAAAATGCAAAAACTTTCTAGGGCATATTCCAGAAGCCGATCAGTTGCTTGTGAATTTTGCAGAAGATCTATACTTTTTTCAAAAATAAGTTATCCACAGGTTAGAGTTTAAGCTATATCCTGTCTATCTTACTGAGTATGCTTGACAGGATTTTTTATTTGGTGTATGATGAGATTGTAGCGGGTGGATAACGAGCTGGTTCGCAGTTATCTCAAAGCGCAGATTCAAAAAGCCAATACGCGAAATTATATCAGGGTACTCGCTGTCGGCTAGTTGGTTGTCCACTCGCAGGATATAATTAAAACAAAGTAATGGAAAAGAAGAAAATACAGGTTGTAGATCTTTATATCAAGAAAGACGGAACAGATGTTTTTCTTGAGTTAAAGACAGACCCAGCGCTAGAGGACTTTTTCAAAGCTATGTCGGGAGAAAAGGTTAATCAATCGTCTCGCTGGTTTGACACAGATAATAAGGGGTTGATGTTTTATAGCAGGACAGACGCAGTTTTAAGATTCAGAGAAGAAATAACAAAGGCAGGTATCTTCTGTTTCGATGATTTCGGAGACGGATTGCTCAGAAATAGTACGAAAGATCCCAATATAGCGTTATTGAGGATTGTGGGGGCTTCTGGCGGTGTTAAAATCAGATTAACGGATATTATCAGCATGGAAGATGCCCATACCTATACTAGGAGGTTATCAGACGTGATTAAACAGATTTATCAGAAGTATATAACTAAATGTGAAGCGAAAGCGAGTATCACCATATCTTATGAAAATTAACTTTGATGATCTTACATTGGGGGTAGAATTAGAGGGGGCTTTTAGTAGTGATTTGGTAAATTTAGTAGACGAAAGGGGTCTCGGGAGATTTAGGGGTGATGGATCCGTGGAGTTAGATCGTCTAGTTAGAAGAATGCATAAACCCTTTGCGTCTCATGCCGAGTTCAACACCCACGTAGTTAATTGGGAAATGCTACAACAGATTTTAGAGTTGTTTAAGGCGCCAGATTATTACACAGATGAGAGTTGCGGGTTACATCTTCACGTTGGTTGCAAGAAATTGACGCCAGAGAAAATGAGTTTTTTGATAGCAGATTTGCATTTTCTCAAGGGGATCAAGACAATGGCGGTCAATAGGTTCGGGCAGGCACAGGTAGATAGGTTGAATAGAAAGCTTTCTGCGGATAGATATTATGGTGACTATAGAGACGTGGAAGATTTGGATTATGGTATAGAAACAGGGTCAAAATACCAATTTGTAAGATTTCACCCGAATTATCATACACTAGAGTTTAGATTTCTATATCCGTATTGCGATCTTCCAGCAAGGAATATAGATAATATAAAGCTTTTATTATCCGCTTTATGCGAAAGGTTGAATAGCAAGCAGGTCTGGGAGTACCCAGTAGAAATAGTACAAGAGATTAAAAGGGGCTATTGCAAAAAAATTAACATAGATGTACCTATCCTCAGAGTTGGAGATACTGAGCATGAGTTCAATCTAGTAATATAATATGTGTTATGTAGCGATAATAGCTAAAGTAGCAGAAGTTGGCGATCCTTTAGTAGAGGGCGTTATTAAAGTCGCCCTACACGATAAAGCGGTGACTAATGATGACGGCTTTGGATTTATCAAGCTTGTTGAAAATGATTTCAAGATTTGTAAAACTATGGAGATGTCTGAAGCTAATAAGCTCTTAGATGACGTAGTGATGAACGATTTCGCAGGGGTCCATTTTAGGATCGCTACTCATGGCGCCAAAAATATCGGTAATGTACATTGGTGGAGATCTGGGAAATGGGCGTTTGCACATAATGGAACGGTTTGGGGCGAGGGTAGAAAAAGCTATTTCGGGACTAGTTCGTTGCAAGCTGAGAAAGCGGATAGCTTAGAGTTTTTTGAGAAATTGTTAGATTCGTTGAACCGCAATAAAAAAGATTTTCCAAAAAGGATTGCCCAGATATTAAGAGATAACGTAGATAGGCATGGATTATATGGTAGGGGATTTTTAATAGATCTAGAGAAACAGCTTGTATATGGTTTCGGGGATTTACAGGCGTATTTACTGAATGGGTCTTATATGGTTATTTGTTCCGCAGATACGGATTGGGATTGCATAGATTATACAACTTTTGGGGATCTATTTTTTCAAAAAGAACAGACAGGGGCGGTTGAGGTTTTACATTCTAAGATAGAGGGCGGGTGGGTTTGGAATATACGGACTAAGAAGATGAAAGTATTGGAGACCCACGAATGGGTGGATAAAACAGAGGAGAAAAAAGACGAGACAAAGGACAAGGAAGAAGAAAATAAGAAGTTGCCATTACCAGCAGATCATTTATTGTCGGACAAAGATGAAAACTGGAAGCGATATCAAGATGAACAAGAGGAGATTTTGGATAGCGATTATGGCTCTAATACGAGGATTTGGGATTATGACGATCAAGAGTTATTTTCTACCGCCTATAAAGTAAATTCCTTTTTATCTCGCGGTTTTGAGAAGCGGGCTAATTATTACAAAGGGAAAATAAAACCATAACATGGACATTAAATTATCAAATTCTGATATTGCGGAGTTGAAAGTGCTTATATATAGTTATCTGAACAGATATACTAGCATTATTGAGGGGGTAGTGAAAGAGGAGATAGACGATACAATCCTGCGGTTGGTAGCTATTATAGAGGAGATTATTATAGATAGAGAAATTAAAAAAAGAAATTTACAATGAAAGAATATCTTGTAGCGTTATCCAAAGTCGCTTCTAACTGGGTCAGAGTAGAAGCTCATAGCGCCAAAGAAGCAGAATTGGTGGCGCTAGAGAAAGCAGATTTTTTATTATGGAATGACGGAGATATAATAGTTGAGAGTACTAAGGAGATTAAAAATGAATCTAAACCCGCCTGCGAGAAAATCAAAGCCAGATGAGGTATAAAAATTTTTCCGCAGTTATGCTCTTTCTACTATGCTGTTGCAGTTTCGCTAGAATATGGGAGGGCGGTCATGTCGGGGTTGCGCTTTGCACTCTCTCGGTATGTACGATATGGGTCATAGGAGGAGTAAGTTATATTATTAACCGCGCAGGTTGGGATTAGATACATACCTCGCTGGATAAGCGCGAGGGTAAAGGTCGGAGTGTATATATAATTAAAAACATAATATTATGATTTTAAGAACATTATTGAGATCGTTGTTAGCGCCAGACACACAGAAATTGATTAACGCTGGTTTCCTTTCAGAGGATTTACATTATACGAGTAGGGGCAGGGAGGTTTTAAGGGTAATTATCATGGACACCTACAAAGATAAATTCCTTGCGAAAGCAGATGAACAACTAGAGCTGGAAGCTAAAGAAAAGAATTGCAACAAGTAGAAAGGGGGATCGCTAAAGACCGCTATAAAAGCGGTTTTTAGTTTTCCACAGGTGGCGGATTGAGCTAGTGTTCATGCGGGTTTGTTCGGGCCTTGACAGCAAAAACTATGGGGTGTATAGTGAAGTTGTGATAATAAATATATGAAAAAAGAAAGCGATCAAGAATTATTAAAAGTAGCGGTAGATTGGGTTAAGGAAGCCCAAAGATTATATGGTACAGATCTAGGTGGCAGGTACACCCTATCTTCAAAGAATGACAAATATCAAGATAAGATTAGCGGGGCGTTGAATATCTTATGTACCCTCGGATCCGTAGGCGGTGATCCAGTTAGGGCGACTTGTATCCAATTAGAGCATATTCTTTGGAACTGGGTTTTCTCGGTTTGTAGAAATACAGATGAATTAGATAATCTAAGGCAAGCCATTCATGAAAAGGGGGTTGATGATTTTGATGATCCGAAATGGGAGATCATAGAGGAGATTTCGGACAATAAGTTTACCCTGTTCCCAGCAGAACAAGACGCTATGATCCGAGGATTCCTTTTTGATATAATCGGCTTTTACAAGATAATTAAGAGAGTAAAGGTCGGTGAAATATAATTTAATCTTATGAATAAATACTATTTGATAGTCAATAATGTAGATTATACAGACAACGGAGGGAGGATTCAGAGTGTGAGCATGGAAGAATATGACACGCTAGAAGAAGCGCAAATAGACGTTCCTGTTGCTGATAACTATATTATCCTAAAAGGTTGCGTTGTAGAGGGAGATATTAAGGATTTTTAGAACATGAGAGTAATATATATAGTAATATCTAATGAAGCAGTAGTGTTCCCCAATGGTCCAGAGAGAAATCCCTTAACGCTTAAATGTGGGGGCAACGAGATCGCTTATTTTTTGAACAGAGAGCAAGCCGATAAAATGGCGGTTGAGCTTGACGGGAGGGTGATAGAAAGGACAATGAACGAATTGGATTACAGTCATTGGGAGAACTATCTAGCGTCTTTAGCTGAACCAGTTAAAGATTACAAGATAAGGGTATCGTTTAGTTTGGACACGAAAGAAAGAAGCCCCCAGAAAGCTGAAAATAATTTTTGGTTAGAGGTTAGGGAGGATAGCGGGCTTTTACACAGATTAGTGAAAGATAATTTAGTTGTAGTAGAAAATAATTGACATGGACAAAAACGAATTGGTAATAATCTATACTGACGAAGCGATAACTGATCTAGATGTTGTTGAGAGAAACAATGCAGGAGAAATTGCTAAGATGTTTCATAAAGGTTGCCAAGCGTTGCGTTGTTGCGGGGTAGAGAGTAACAACGATCTTGTAGGCATGAGAGCAGGTTTGATGTTAGACATACTAAATCATTTGTTCATGGATCTTCCGAGAGGATTGGACTACAATGGTTATGACGAAGATATAGATTTAATTTCCTCTTTATAGGATAATGGTTACGAGCTGGTTTCTCGTATTAAATCGCGTACCATGCCATGGGGGCTGAGTTGATCTCTCTGATCTTCTTCCTGCGTGGGGGCGGATAGGGATAAAACTTCAGACGATTGGTAAACGCGAGCCATTACTGAGTTTCAAAATATGCCAGAATATATAATTAGATCGTCTCAATCAATTTATTACGAAGATACTATTGTCGCGGATAGCGAAGAACAAGCGCGGGAAATTTTTTGGGATCATGGCGCTGAGAGTGACGGAGATTATGGAGATTTAGATATAGACGAAATAATAGAATCAGACGAGGACACAGACGAGCCAGAAACAGATTATATAAGAAGATGACCAAGCAAGAATATGAGCTTATACAGGATCAATTACTATATGATTACGAACATCAGTATATTTCTTATGGTGAATTGGCGAGGGGTTTAAGGGCGTTAGAAGCAGAAGCGTTTGGTAGTCCCGAAGATGATACTATTAGAAGATAATAATATGCCAGAATCAGACACAGACGATATAGATACTTTATGGGAGGATTTAAGTAGATCGTTGAGGGATCCAGTATTTACTCGTTGGATTTCCCGCGATCCAGTAGTCCGTAACGAGTTGTTTCAGATGTTAGATGATGAATCAAAAGATGATGAATCCGATTACATAAGGAAATGATCAATAAAGAGTATGACAAAAGGGTAGAAGAATTGGCGGTACAATTTAGGAATGGGGATATATCTTACACGGAGTTTTGGGACATGGTTAGGCGGTTGGAGTTGAAATTATTGTGTTCTTTGGGGCTTACCGATTATGAAGATGAGTATACAAGAAAATAAAGGTCGCATTAAAATAATAACAAAAACATGGATATTACATCACAAGCAGAAATCGGAGACGATTTAGAACTAGACGAAGAATCAGATGACGAGGTAGAAGAATCAGACGAGGACTCAGACGACGACTCAGATATTCCTTTTTAAGCCTTGCTAGATTTGATTAGATCGACAATCAGCGCAGAAATGCGCTTTTTGTTTTATTCACCATTGACACGCTTGTTTGTTTTTTGATATAATGAAGATAGACATAACGGACAGCACATTAACAATTTAAGCAAAATTAAATATAAAAGATGATTATATAAATATGAAAAATTATAAATGTACATTCCAGTACAAGGGGGTTATCGGGAGGGATAGGGTGATTATCGCTGATATCGAAGCCAGAGACATTGATGAGATAACGCGGATTTTGATGTATATGTTATCGGGGGCTTTGATTTGTTGTAAGTTTGAGGACAAGGATAGTAACGAAATCGGATATGCCGAAAAAGATAAATTGGAATGTGCCAGTAAAATAGCATGATTAACGCTTAAACATGACCATATCAAATGCGATTTTCTTTACTATAATATATGCGGGGATCGGTTATATATTATGGTTAATAATTAAAGAGTATAAACAAAATGAAAAAATATGATGTAGTACTATATTTTACTTATGAGATAGAAGCACAAGACAAACAAGAAGCCGAGATATTAGCCCGAGATTTGTTTAATGGCGAGCTAGTATCTATTGACGAAATGGCTTGCTCGGTGGAAGAAATACCAGATGAAGAAGAAAACGAAGCGCTACAATGACCCTAGAGAAGAGATCAAAACAGAGTTGATATATTATACATTTAAATGGGTTTTAAATTAGGGCTTAAAATGGCGCGGGGTTGTAATTTGCGCGGTTAATGGTTAAAGAGTATAAACAGGAAGATAGTAAATAAATGTTAAGAAGATATAATGGATTAAGGTAAAGGTATTGACAGGGTTGTTTCTATGATATATACTTAAAGAGTAAGGAAATTAAAGGATTAAGCTATAACCTATAAGGGAAAAGCTGATCCAAGGTTGTGAGTAAAAAGGATTATGTGAAGTTAGCGGAGATTATCAAAAGAGCTTATCAGTCAGAGACAGAGCTTCCAACTAGCGGGGATCTAGCTATAAAGAGACTAGAGAATGACCTAACCTATATGCTCAAAGAAGATAATCAGATGTTCAATATAGACAAATGGAACGAGTATATAGGCAAAGACGCATTGATCATGCACGGATAAAGGCATACATACAAGGCGGGCGAATAGCCCGCTTTTGTATTGGCTTAGCATACGCAGGGCATATGGCACGCATACTAGAACATATATATATCAATATGTACAGGTACATAGAGCATTATTAAATCCCTAAAAGGTACATAAGGGCATATTTGACAAGGCGTACAATTATTGTGAGATATATATAACAGACAGATGAGCATATAAGATAGGTGAGAAAATAAGGAGGGGGGAGGGGATAGGCGGGTTTTAAAAGAATGCTTAATATTAAGTAACTCATATAGAGTACCCTCACACAAATATATAAAAATTCAGAATGGAAAGACAAACAGAAGAAAATATGGTATAGTATGGGACCCAAATAGAGTACCCTCGTGTAAATATATACATAAAACCTACAGAATACTTGACAAACCCATTACTAATGCATTATAATTAAGGTAGAATGAAACCACGAACAAAACGTATGTCTAAAGTGGGGACCAAGAAGGCCCCGAACACAATGGCTGATAAGGCCTTAAGTTTAATTTTAAAAGGATCTAAAATCGGACCTGCTATGCGCGCAGCAGGATATTCTGAAGCCTATGTTAAATCATGTACAGCCTGGGTTAACTCAGATTACGTACAAGAGGAACTAGGTCAGTTTTATAAGGACCTTGAAATTGAGAGAGGAAAGGCTCTTAGCGATATGCCAGACAAGAGGAGTGAAGCTTCTTATGCAGAACTTATGACTGTTGTTGAAAAGTCTACTAGGATTTTACAATTATTAAAAGGTAAACCAACAGACATTAGCGCCATAGAGGATCTTTCTAATCAAATTAAAAATTTAGCTGAAAATTAAAAATATGAAAAAAGGAGCGGTTGGTAGTGTAAGTTTTTCAAATACTAGAGAAATCATAGAAGATAAAGAATTCTGTGTATGGATTTCATCTCACGAAGATGGAGACGTGGGGTATATATACATGGATATGAGTTATGAACCCATCAATACAGAGGATACAGGACTTAGTAAAGTCGCTGTATAAAGACGGTTCTGGCGCCCCCTTGGTTTTAACTCCATCACAGTGTGAACTTTTCGAACTTATTTTCAAGAAGAAGTACCATCGTAATCATATTATGACTCATACTCAGTATGGGAAGTCATTGATTACTGCTTTAGCTGTTTTAACCCGAGTAAGTACATTCCCAGAGAAATGGTGTATAGTAGCACCTTCCGAGAAGAAAGCTAAGATCATAATGGGATACTTGATTGAGCACGTCTTTGATAACGAATATACTAAGAAAAAACTTGAGATTTCAAAAGAAAGTTCTCTAGATAGACTTAGGCGGGAAAGAAGTTCTTCCCGCCTGACATTCAAGGTTGGCGATGGTATAGGTGAAGTATCTATACTTTCTGCCGAAGCCAGACGTACTGCAGACGTAGAGAATGCTTTAATGGGGTTTGGAAGTCCAAACCTTATAGAAGACGAATCGGCGCTTATCCCCGATGTTGTACACTCGACAGCAATGCGTATGTTGGGAGGTTATCACGATAATTATCTTTTTAAGATAGGAAATCCGTTTAGAAGAAATCATTTCCTTAGATCCTTTAACGATCCACTATACAATAAGTTTATAGTAGATTGGGAACGATCCGTAGGAGAGGGCAGATTGATGGCAGACTTTGTTGAGGAAATGAAAAAAGAAGCATTCTTTGACATAATGTACGAATGTAAATTCCCAGATGAAGACATGATAGATGATCAAGGCTGGGTAGCCTTATTGAAGGAAGCCGAATTGGTAGCAGCCCTCGATGATGTACCTCATTTTGGAGAAGAACGCCTAGGAGTTGACCCGGCAGATTCTGGAGCTAATAGTTCTGTAATGGTTAAACGCTCAGATGGGTATGCCGAAATTCTTCTTAGGAGTGCATCCCTAGACCTTATGGGTCTTTGCGGGCAAGTTCATCAGATTGGTAAAAAAATTGACGCCAAGTATATTGATAAGGTGGGCGTAGGAGCAGGGGCGTATGGTAGGCTGAAGGAGCAGGGCGTACACATTTTCGGAGTAAACGCCGGAGAAAGAAGTTCAGATCATAGATATTATAACAAACGCGCCGAGATGTTTTGGAGGCTCAGAGATTGGATCAAGGCCGGTGGTAGGCTTTCTAAAAAAGATGAAGTACACTGGAGAGAACTTCTAAATATTAAGTATAAGGTAGATTCTAGTGGAAAGATTAAGATTATCCCCAAGATAGAGTTGTTAAGACAAGGCATAGAAAGTCCAGACGTTGCAGACGCGTTGTCTCTTACGTTCTACAATCCGATGAGGACTCAACTCATTTCGGAGGACGAAAAGAGATTCTATCTACATATGAAGAAAAAGGGTAAGCTAGTAAATAAAAACTTTAAATTAAAAATGGCATGATAAAAATTTTCTGCGACCGATGCGGAGTAGAACTGAATAGTGAGGATTCTCATACATTTGTTCTGAACGTAGCAAGAATTAAAGATGTTATTGATTCTTCCGGAAGGCCAGATGTCTCCAGAGAAACAAAGACATTATGTTCTAAGTGTAGTGAATTAGTATGGCAAACAATAGATACAATCCCAGCGACAAAATAAGACAAACTATTTCTGAGGCCTATTCGTATATCGATGATATGGTTGAGGCCAGAAATAAATCATATAGACAATTTAATGATCGTTCATTAAAGGACTATATAGACGACTCAGAGAAGAGACTAAACTCTTACGTTCTTTCTAGGGAGGCTCAGGAGAAAGAGGACTGGCAAGCTAACATTGCGCTTCCTACTATAAGAGATAAACAAAAACGCATGATAGCTGGTTTTTCGTTACAAGTACCAGACATGATCACAAAGGCATATGGAGACAACAACATGCTAGATGTTGATCGAGCGTATGTTGCCAAGAATCTTATTCAGGGGTCTTATTTACAAGAAGAGAATCCTATAATAGAAAACTTCTGGGAGGCATGGGAGGCCAGTACCAAGGGAACCATTATCAAGTACGAAGGATATTTAAAAACCCGTTACAAACAAAAGTTTATTAAGTCTTATGATTTAATAACCGGAGAGGTTGAAGAAAGCGAAAAGGAGGTTGACGTAGACGATCAATGTATCTCTATGTTGGTTCCGTTAACTGAATTTTATATTTACAACTTCTTTGTGCATGACGTTCAAGAACAACCAAGGATAGCTTGGATTAGATATTACGACAGAGGCCAATTAGAACATGAATTTGGCCAATATCAGAATTTTAAGTATGCGCTTCCAAGGACAGAAATGAAGAGGGATACTAATAGTTCGTTCTTTTACGAATTGAGCTGGTCAAAAAGAACAGATGATAGTAATTACGAAGTAGTACGTTTATATGACAAGAGCAACGATTCATACAAGATTCTAGTAAATGGTGTACTTCTCTTAGATGCTCCTATTCTTTGGAGAGTTAATGGCAAGAAAGTATACCCATTCGCCAAGAGTATTTGGGAACCATTTGGAAGCAAGCATTTCTTCTATGGTAAATCATTCCCAGATGTTATGATGCCGTTATATGATATTCAGAACAATCTTTTCAATTCACTTCTAGATAAGGAATACAGGTCTATGGTAGCACCCATGTTAGTAGGTTCAGTAAACATGGATGCATTTGACCTAGAAGATGAAATAGTTACTGGTACCACTAGAATTAGAGTAGAAGACGTTAATCAGGTCAAGCCGATGCAGATTAAGGGGCTTGAGAATGCAGACGTTGCCATGATTGAATTGGTCGCAGAGGGTATAAACAATGCTGCGCCCGCTTTATCAGATATGGTTAGTGGAAAAGACCCAACAGCCAGAGAGGTTGTGTTGGCAGAGGAGAAGATGAAAGAACTCAAGACAATGCATCATGAATTCTTGATTGACTTATGGAGACAAAAGTACATGTTAAGGTTAGCCAACATTCAATTGAACTATCCTCAACCCAGGAAGATTGTAGATAACGATGGTAAGGTTAAGGTTATTAATAGGGTGTATATGATAGATAATGCTATATTAGATCCAGTAACCGGAGAGATGGGCGTACTAGCAATTCAATTCCAAAAGATATCCGATCCTAAGGAAAAACGGAACAAGGAGATGGACTTAGCTGCTGAAGAACAATTCTTTAAGTCTAAGGGCTTGAACTATAAGAAGATTCTTATTACGCCAACCTATTTAGATAATTACAGATTCCAAATAGAAGTAATGCCAGAATCATTGTATAAGGCTTCGTTAGCCAAGATGCAGACATCTGCAGCCGAGAAGATACAATTGATAGCAAACTACTTCCCAGAAATATTTATAGTTAATCAGGAAGAATACTTCAGACAACTATCCGAGTCGTATGATGACAAACCAGACAAGTACATAACAGAATATTCTAAGTTTAAACAGGCGCAGAGCGAATCTGCACAGGGTGGTCAATTAACTCAAGGTGTACAAGAACAAATAGGGCAAGTAAAACCAATACAAACAAATGCTTAAAAAATTAATTGTAAAATGGTTATTAAAAGCAATGGATCAAAAAGGGGACTATTTTGAGATAGACGAAGAGGCGATAGAGAAATGGTTAGCAACCAATTTCAAAAATCCCGGATTCAGAGAGTATGTCCGCAAAAGGGACTTAACATTGTTAAAGACAATTGGCGCAGGAGACTTTGATAGATTATTTCTTGGCCAAAGATTCGAAATTCTTAAGCTGACGCAGGAGGTCGATAGGGCTTATAGAAACTTAAGTAAAAAGGGTAAATAAAATATATGGATAAAAAAATGAGACAACTTACACTAAAAAATTACTTTTTTGTCAGCGGGTTATATCAGGATACACTATCTTTAGCGGAGTGGTTAGTCAAGCAAATGTTGCACGGGAAAGAGTCCCGATGTAGAACAAGATTTATTAGGCTAACTAGCGATAAGATAAACGAAGTCCAGGATGAAAGATTAAAGTTGGTAGAAGCACATTCTAAGAGAGACGCAGATGGGAAACAATTGTTTAGAGATAAGGATGGTAATGAGATCGTGGACAAAGATAAGGCTACTAGTTTCGTTCTATCAGATGAAGACGCATTCAATAAAGAATATGCGGATTATTTGAACGAAGATTATGTGATTGATATTCTTCCGGCCCAGTCAGAGATAATCAATGTAGTTAGGGATATATTATTGAACACCCAAGAATCCTTTACGGGCAGACAAGCTACACTGTACGAGGAATGGTGTGAAAGTTTCGAAAAAATTAAATAGTTGACAATCTATAAAAGGACGGAGCCCTTGCGAGGTTGTTTTCACTACCTAACTTTTCCGGCTCCGCCCTTTTGGTTAGGTGGTGAACAGAACCCCGTCAGGGGCAAAGGTCGCCAACTTGCATTGAACGTGCAAGTCTAAATAATTAACGTTTTAAAACAATGGCAGACGAAAACACAGACTTAAAAGACGGTGAAATGAAATCACTGGATGGTAGTGGTCAACCAGAAAAAAAAGCACCAGTAACATTAGATCCTCACGATCTTGATAACGATATTGACGGTTTGCTTGATAGCGACGACGATACCGAACTAGATTCATTTGATCAAGATGATACTGTAGCGGTTCCCAAGTCTAAGTGGTTGAAATTGCAGAGAGATAATACCAATTATAAGAAAGGCTTGAAGTCATTAAAGACGAAACTTAAGCCAGTTGTCTCGAAGCCGCAAGAAATTTCGACAGATAAGTTTATTACCAAGGACGAGTTTTTCAAGGGCATAGAAACGATGGCTATTGAAAAAGCCAAGTCCACTCCAGAAATAAAGGAACATTGGAATGATATTCTAAAGTACTATACTAACAGGAGAGGTAAAGACTCTGTTGATAAAATTTCAGCAGATATCAATGATGCGTACTATTTATGGCAGAAGGATAATCCTTCTAAAGAAACTATGGATAATAAAGATGCGGCTGAATTAGCCGCGGATAAAGCAAAAACAGATACCGACACTAAGGCGAATCAGGGGGAATCGAAAGAGAAAAAGCACATTCTTCAAAAGAGAGTGCCTGTTACCGAATGGTATAAAAAGCCAGAAGGTAAATAAAGGTCGTAAGTAACGAAGAGTTTTGAAAGCATGTTTAAACCAGTAAGATACGAACAAGGTAGTGTTGTAGAAATGCAAACAGGAACCTCTACCACCATCACCAAATATGATGCGTTGGTAGTATCTAGTGGTTATGTACAAAGAGCGGTTCATACTGATACAGAAATCAGATTTATCGCACTAGAAGACGTAACAACCGGAGGAACTGGAGCACACTCTGCAATATTATGCTTAAGAACAGACGGTATTCAATTTGAAGCTGACTGCACTCATGACTCTGCACAGTCCCAAGTCGGTACTAAAGTTGACTTAACTGACCACGACCACCTTGATAACGATAGTGCTAGCACAGATTACACCTTCTTAATTGAAGCGTTATCTGGAGCCACTACCAACAAGAAGGTTCTTGGAAGTTTTGTTATGAAGACCGCATAAACAAATGATTACGAAAAATGATTTTCCATCTTTGACTGACGACTTGCAAGAGATTTTCAATGATGTCGCCAGCAACAAAGTTTCCGCCAATATAGGTTTTAGTGTATTCAACGTATTCGATACAAATAGATTAACATACGATTACCAAATTTTACATGGTATTTCCGGTATTAAGAAAGTAGCAGAAGGTCAGGATCTTCCTGAAACAACTGGAGAAGATGGCGATTCCGCCACTTGGACACAGTCATACTACGGAGCTATTATCGCTATTACTAAGAAAATGAGGAAATTTGATCTTTATGATCAAATCAATAGTATTGTTACATCTATTTCTGAAGATGCGTTTGACAAGGTAGATCAATCCTTAGCTGACGTTTTGTCACAGGGATGGTCAACCACATACACCGATGTCTATGGTGAAACAGTTTCCTCAGTTTGTCCAGACGGAGTGGCCCTATTCGGGACACACTCAAACCCAGTATCTTCTACAACCTTCAGTAATATTATCACTGATGGCACAACCACAAACCCAACACTTTCTAGAGACGCATTAGTCTACATGAGAGCACATGGCTTGAAGTTCAAAGATCCAAATGGAATAGTTAGACCTGTCAATTATGACACTTTGATTATTTCTCCAGATCTAGAGGACTTAGCCGAAAGAATTATATATTCTTCCAGCATTCCAGGTTCCGCCAACAATGATATTAATCCATTGAAGGGGAAGATTACCAAGGTTATTGTTTGGCCAAGATTAGCTACAGCCGGAGATGGCACAAGTTTTGTCAATCAATGGTTCTTAGCAGAATCTAGCAAACTTGGTGAAACCTTAAAATGCTTATTCGCTGAAAGACCATCTTTAGATGCCCCAGAAGAAGTTTACGAAAACAAAAACTGGAAGTATTCTATCGATTTCTATTACACAATAGGAAGAGGTTATCCAGCTTATATAGCCGGTTCACAAGGAGACAATACCTAGTTCTAGGTAACTAATCCGCTTGAAGTTGTTTCTGTCCGAGACATTCAAGCGGGTAGGACAGATAGTTACAATTAATATATAAACATATGGAAGTTAGTTTAGACTGGGCAAAATTGCTCATGAAAGATAGAGTAAAGGCTATTGGTATTCCCTGGACAGCAGAGGAATTAAAGGCCTTGCAAAATGGAATGACTCCGGAACAGGTTCGAGCCGGTATCTTGAAATCAGAAGATGAGGTAAAAATAGACGACGAACTATCAATGCTTACAAAGGGAGTTTTAGCAGATAGGGCCAGAGAACTTGGAATAGAGTTCTCAGAGAGAGAGGTTACTAGAGGAGACCTAATTCTAGAGATTAAAAAAGCGGAACTTAAATAATTAACGACAAAAGGAGCGGTTGTCAAGTCGAAGGAGACAACCTTAAACCCAAAATCGCCCGTTCTTTCTTCGCCAAGTACGGGAATGCTGGAATGCGAAGCGAGTTGTTACATTTACAGAGGAATCATTCTACAAAATCTGAACGTAGGATATCCGAAATATTAAAGAAGAACCACATAAAGTTTTACGCAAAAAGACGTATAGGAAAATATGAGGTGGACTTTTTAATAGGCAAGATGATATTGGAAGTTGACGGTGCTGTACATCGTGACCAGCCCATAGACCGAGACCAATATTTTCTTTCTAGTGGGTATCTACCGGTTCATATCGATAATGGTCCCTATGATATACAATTCGAGCAAGACTTAATTCATTTTATCGAATTAAATGGATAATACAAATTTCAACAAAACTGGGTTTGGTTGGCTAGAGTTAAAAGACTATACATCCAATCCTACAGATACTAGCACAAAATATGCTGGAATCTGTTCAGTAAACGGAGCAGCGATGTTCTGGAATAAAAGTTCCTGGGCCGCGATTGCTTCTGGTGGATCGTCTCATGCGATGCTTTCTTCAACGCACACAGACTCTACCGCAGGAACATGCACAAGGGGAGATATTATAACTGCCCAGGGTGCAACTGCAAAATGGACCAGATTGGCCAAGGGAGATGCAAATAAGTTCCTTATTATGGGAGCCGCAGAACCCGGATGGTCAACCTATACGTTAGCATTGACTGGTAATGTTACCACCGGTGGTGCCTTAACATTTAGTGGAGCATATGCTGCCACATTCACATTGACCAACACGACATCAGTTACCCTTCCAACTAGTGGAACATTAATGGCTAACCCGATGTCAACCGCAGGAGCCTTGATCTATGGAGGAGTGGCCGGTGCCGCAACCTCATTAGTAATTGGAGCTGCGAATACCGTCTTGAAGACAGACGGAACAAACCCATCATGGGGAGCATTAGTTAACGCAAATATTGACGCTGCTGCTGCAATAGCATGGAGCAAGATGGCAGCGTTAGCCTCTGCACACATCTTAGTTGGAAGTGCCGGAAACGTTGCAACAGACGTAGCACTTACAGGAGATGTCGCTATAACAAATGCAGGACTTTCTACAGTAACTGATCTTACAATAACATCAGAAGCTGCCGGAGATCTGTTATATTTTAATGGAGTTAACTGGGTTAGATTAGCGAAACCAGGATCAGCAGGATACTTCTTGGAGGGAGGCACAACTCCCGCATGGAGCTTGCCATCATTGGCATCAGCTAGTTCGATCCAAACTGGAGCAACATTATTGGATGCAGGAGCTAACGATGCTACCATCACCTTTACTACACAAACTACTGGTGGTGCTAGCGTAGTTGTTCCAGACTTCAATGCCGCTACAGCTTATACGTTTGCGTTTAAGAACTTCGCCCAAACTTGGACTGCTAATCAGACAGTACAGTATGGCAAACTATATTTAGGAGATAGTGATAACGGTCAGACCCTACAGATTCTCGTTAATGAGAATATGACTGGCGATAAGACCATTACTATTCAACCTAATGATACCAACAGGACGATTCACTTACACGGAGACATTGATCTAGGTGGTACATTAACCACACTAGGAGCGTGGACCCAAACAGGGGCCCATACCATTGGGATCACAACAACTAATAATACTACCCTAACGTTACCAGTAACTGGAACGTTGGCAACATTAGCTGGGGCAGAATCTTTATCTACAAAGACATTGACTGCGCCAAAGATTGTTACCACAGATGGTATTATGGATGCAGGAGGAGACGAATATTTAATATTTGTTGAATCTGGCACGCCGGTAAACTTCTTGACAATAACATCTGCAGATACTGGAGTTGCTCCAATGCTTACAGCAAGCGGAAGTGATGACAATGTAGACCTAATGTTACATGGAAAGGGGACCGGAAACGTAGTCTTCACAGATGGGGCAGATATAACAGCGAAGGTTGTTGTAGAGATTGATGGTGCCACTACTGGAAAGACAATGACATTGACTTGTTCTCATACAGATAACAGGGCATTGACATTACCAGATGCTACAGACACATTAGTTGGAAAGGCTACAACCGATACTCTTACTAACAAAACAATTGATTGCGATGGAACTGGAAACGTTATTACTAACGTTAACCATACCGAGCTAGATCCAGTCGGAGATGCCGCATTTGGTATCCCATTTGTAGTAAGCAAGACAGTTGCGAACTTAGCAGAAGCAGGGACCAACATCGTTACTACTAACAAGAAATTGAGAGTATTAGATGCTTGGTTTGTCGCTACAAGTGCAGATTCTGGAACAATAGCTGTTCATGCCGGACAGGTTGGATCAGTAGGAACTGCCATAGTAGACGCCATAACTGTTGCTGCCGCAGACAAGGGAGTTTCAAGAGCTGCATCTATAAATGATGCTGCATGGGACTTATCCGAGGACGGCGGATTGGTAGCTGTCGGAGATGGCGGTGCCTCTATCGACGGAACCATATATGTGATGTGCATGAGAATTAACTAAGATTGATACTCTACGAGGGAGACCCTCGACCAGTCTCCCTCCGGTAGAGAAATATAATGCCCGCGACCTCGAAATCACAATTTAGACTTATGGCAGCGATATGCCAAGGAAGTTATCCAGACGGATATAGGGGAATCTCTAAAAAGGTTGCCTGTGAATTTGTCAAAGGACAACACCCAGACGGTCTGCCGCAGAAAAAGTCTAATAAAAATAATTATAATAAGAATACGCACTATAAAGTTCTTTATAAGGGCTGATAGTGTTAATATATATGGACAGATCATACACGCCAGGAATGGTATATAATCCAACGTTATTATCAGCGGTTGGGGTTTCTACTTCTCCGTTGACAGTTACGTCAGCTACTCAACCTGTAGCAGGTGCTAAGGGTGTTGGGTTTGAACTTACTGGGGCTAGTATCACTACCAGATCCGCAGTATTCACAGTGACTGCTTCAATGGATGGGGGGACAACATATAACGCATATTCTATGCTTATAAGTAACTTAGCCAATACCAACAGTCAAACTCTAACTAGGGTCGCATCTATTACAAGAGCAGCTACAGGAACCGATATGTGTTGGATGACGCCAGAGACATTATCTGGAATCACGCATATTAAAGCGACATTAGTAATAACCGATACTGGTACTCCGGCCGGGACGTTTACTGTCAAAGCCGTGGTAACCTATTAAAGGTCAATTGTAAACAATTAAATATAAAACAAAATGGCAACATTTACATGGTATTTACAAGGGGCTACGCCAACAGAAATTGAGGCTACAGACAAACTTCAATTTGCTGCGGGTACATTCGATAGCAAAATTACCGTAGACGAATATAACGCGTCTACTCACGTTAAATCGGCAGGGGACGCAGATGATTCTGCAGCCAACACACCAGTTAACGTTAAATTTATATCACAAGCTGGAGGAGGAGGTGGAGCTTCGCAAGCAGACTGGGGAGACGGTACAGAAGATTTAGATGCTATTACTGATGCAGAGTGTACACTGAAGATCAACTTCTCTGACGCGACATCAGTTATTACCGAAGACTGTGTCTTCTATGCATATGATGGATCTACTCCAGCTACGGCTATGGTAGAGACAAATTTCGTAGCCGCAGAAAGTGGAGACGCTAACTGGACAGTGGCTAATGGAAGCGGCGCTGCATTGGAAATTGCAGACGATACGACAGGGACATCTCACGATTATTATATCGCATGTTCTGCTGGCCCAACAGCCGTCGGTGCTAAAACAGGTAAGGCTAGGATAGAACTTACGTACAGCTAATAATTAAATAACAACGAGGCTTATGAAGACTCCAAATGTTAAATTCTCTGTGTCCTTATCTAATGGAGAAACCCTATATGAGGGCAAGGACGAACTAGCTATAATCGAAGGGGAGTTGTCACCATGGCAACGACTCAAAGCGAAATTAAATGATGTAATAAAGATTACGTCTATTTCGCTTTATACAGATGATAATAGAAGATTTAATTTACCAAGTTTAGGAAAGAATCCTAAGTTTAAGGTTTTTTGCGGTGCCGATCAAC